AAAAATCCCCGCCTGTACCGCAGCTATGGTCCATACTGGCCGGAAATTAAAAAATTATTACTGGAGCGCGGTTATGGTAATTTCGGTCGTCTCGTTGACCGTGACGTTCGCAAAATTTACCGTTATGACCGCCCGGCGCTAACACTCATAGCCGCGACGCTCTACAGCCAGGAGCGTTTTGATAATGGTCAGATATACTCAGCCTGGCATTTACTGCCAGTGCCTGAAGAAGTTGACGACCAGGACTATGAGTTTGAGTCTTACGATTTGGAAGTTGAAGCCTTGGCACAGGCTGGAGAGAAAACTTGAAAAAGCGATACTACACAGTAAAGCATGGGACGCTACGAGCATTACAAGAGTTTGCTGATAAGCATAACGTTGAGGTGCGCAGGGAAGGGGGAAGTAAAGCTCTGCGCATGTACCGTCCGGACGGGAAATGGCGTACGGTCGTCGATTTCAAAACTAACAGCGTTCCCCAGGGCGTCCGCGACCGGGCATTCGAAGAATGGGAGCAGATCATCATAGATAACGCATTGCTCCTGAATGCTGATTAAATCTTTGGCTATGCCTGGCTAAGCCAGGCATAGGAATTTACACAGTATCAATGTGTCTGCTAAGGAATCTCCCGAACTGATTTGTTGACCCAAAATAGTTAGGATAAGCCTTTTTAAGAGATTTAATGTTGTTAGTGGCAAGCAGCACCGCAATTAATACTTCAGGATCCGCATCATCCTTATTAAGTTCCTGGAGGGCTTGTTCCGATTCTTTTTTCCTAAAAGGTTTCACAGAAACAAGAAACTTTCCAGTATCCTTGCCATTTTTTGTTATGGCGTTTCTCATCCTCACCAAAAAGAATCCATTATGGTTTTTGGGCAGGCTTTTCTTTAGGTTTGCATCTGATGTCAGCTTCATTGCAAATGTATATGTACTTAATTTTGAGCGAACAGATAAAGCCTCCTCCAATGTTTTAAGCTCTGTTTGATAATTTTTGATGGTTTCATCATCAAGAATACAGGCACCTTCATCATGAGCAACTAGGCATCCAGAAAGATAAAAAAATCTTCTCCACTCAGGGTGACCTTCATTAGAAGTTTTCAGCTTAATATTTTCAAGTGTATCTATTATCTCCAGACTTGTTGCCCAAGCATGTTGGAGTTCTGTTCTTAGTTGTACTTCGATTTTAGTTTTACTCCACGGATTGTTACCGTTTTCTTCATCAAAACAACTATATGCAAGGTGAATGCCACTATATCCGCTTGGCTTTGGAGTTAAATAGTCATATTCCTTTAAGATTTTATGCTTGGAGCGACTTTTAACTAGTCGGTCTTTTAGTTTCTTTAGTTGTTCGATGTTTCTAACTATAGCTCTACATCCGCCAATATCCTGCATTCTAGTAAGGGCTATTGCATTATTTGTTGCGCCGCCGTCAAGACTTGGACGCTCCAGTTTATCAATTATTGTGCTAAGTCTTTTTAGGCGTCTTGCAACAATAATCTTATTCTCTTTATCAACTTTTTTTGCAGCCCTATCAAGATGATTTTTCATTAGCATCAATGGATATAAATGAAGCTCGCGGAAATTTTGAATCATTTTAATTGCTTCTTCTCGCTCTGCGCCCTCACAACCATGTCTAATTTTTCTGGCTGCTTTTTCTATTTGAGATTTCGAATATTTAAGCTCGCATTTTTGGCTTTGATATACTTCACTGCCCATTACTAACATCCAGTTCAAATGATTAATGTGTTGTTACATATAATAACAAATCAAGCTAGAAATCAATGGGTATGAAAATGAAACATACCCATAATGTTACCTAACGTAACTATTATAAATAGTTCTGTTTACCTGTTAATTCTCCTTGCGGCACTTGTTTTTGCGTTAGTGTTTGAGTTCCGCGAATTATGTTAATCAGGGGACTTAGTAATGATGGTTCCTGATGGGCCTCAACTTCTCCAGCCATTGCCCTGATGTAGTCGGCGCTGGCAACGTTGTTGTATTCCGTCGCAAAGCAACATAGTAACGACAGAACATGTTCTGTCGTTATTTCGCTCCAGTTGATGTTGAAAAATTCATCGCCTTTTTTATCGTGTTCGGAATCGAAGATGCTTTGGTGAAGGATGTATTTGCCGGATTCCTTGCGCGGTAACTTGATCGCTTTCTGGCGTTCCAATTCCTTGTAAATCTGCATTGCTTCAATCAGTACCGGTCTGCCGTTCATGAAGGGATCACGCAACCTTACACGCTGGCCAACTCGACCGGTAATAAAGCTGTTTTCCTCTTCCACCAGCACGATAAAACCCTTTTCCTCTTTTTCTCGCAATTCGCGCAGCAGCTGGAGTTCCATATCGCGGCGGCGTTCAGGGTAGCTGGTCCGCTCAGCCATTATCAGCTCATTGTTGATCCATGCAGCAGTCATTGACGCCGGTTTGCCGACGCTCATTGAAACAACGCATATTTTCTTATCCATAGCGCCCCTACAAAAAAGAAAAGCCACCAGCGGCGGCTTAGCAATACAACTGAAGGTAGCGCCCGGTACTCAGACTGTGCCGTCCATGGAATATTTGAAAAGGGATCCATCCGTACCGGGCGTGTGATGATTCTGACTCAAGTCACTTGTCAGTTGTCAATCATTTAAGATTAAAAATAATATATTTATTAGTGCATGATGTTTGCCATTTCATAGGCGTCAGCCAGCAACTCCATCTCTGACTTGTTCAACAAGGTGAATTCTTTCTTGCCTCCTACCACGCCATCTGCATGAACAGGGACCAGCCAAGGGTATTTTTCTCTTACTTCAGCCGGTGCTGCATGCTGGTGGTGCCATCTGCAAAGGGGCAATTGCTTTTTGTGACAACCCGGCGCGGTACGACCGGAGATATGGTGCAGAGACACCTCTTCAGATATTACTCCATGCATGTAGCAGGCAATGCAGGGGAGAGTGCCAAGAGCATTGGCGATGGTCCGTTCCTCCGCCGTCGGTGTTCGCCCCTTCAAGCCACGAGATTTTATTTTTACCGCACTTTTCCGCGTTTTGCTGGCTGGTGGGCGCTCTTTCTGTTTAGCGATACGGCGGTCGATAGAATCCCGCATTTTCTGATATTGCGATTCTCGCCAGGCGGGGTCAGCCAACTTTTCCCGTTGCCGAGCGATCGCTCGTTCTCTGGCTGCCTTCTGCCACTCGCGGCGCTGTTCAAGTTTTTGTTCGATTGTTTTCATATGGCAAAAAAAAGGCGGCCTAATGGCCGCCAATGATGTCAAGGAGTGAAGTAATGGCAACGTCTTCGTAGTTGACAAAAACTGCGGCTAAATTATAGCAATCAATTAGAGCAATGGTAGATATTTTGTTTATCGCGAATCACATTTTTTCACTTCAGTACCTGTGTGCTATACTCCTTCTTGATTGATTGGATGCGGAATACAAACCCGCTCTTTTGTGCAGCCTGGCTCCTTGCCAGGCTTTTTTTTATTTCATCATGGAAGCTGTTAACGCTTTGGACCTTGCTGAACTGATTGAAAGGGCATTGTTTACCTTACCCAGGAGTTCGCCAAATTCCCCCATCACTCTAGTAAGCCCGCGCCGCGCTTCCTCTTCCGTTGCATTCATCACAAAATGTTCAGCACTCCGCATGCTTTTAACGGGGAACGCAACAGATATCGAGTCGATATCAGGCATCCTATCGCTCAACTTTACGGTGACAATGACAGATGGTGACAGAATATTAGTGCTTACAGACAGCACTACATATTTTCCGTCGATGTTGAAATCCTTTCTCATATGTCACCATAAATATCAAAGAATTAGAGCAATCATTTACGCGTTAATGGCTAATCGCCATCTTCCAGCAGGCGCACCATTGCCCCTGTTTCACTATCCAGGTTACGGATATAGTTCATGACAATATTTACATTGGTCCAGCCACCAGCTTGCATGATCTCCGGTATTGAAACTCCAGCGCGGGCCATATCTCGCGCGGCTCCGACACGGGCACTGTGTCCAGACCAGGCCAGGTATCTCTGACCAGAGTCATCCTTAGCGCCGTAAATCAATCGATGAGTTGCTTCAAAAATCCCTTCCAGGGCGCGAGTTGATAGCTGGCTGGTGGCAGATGGCGCGGCAACACCATTTTTTCTGACCCGGCAAAACAGGTAGTTATTAGGATCATCAGCTACACCAGAGACAGAAATCCATCGCTCGACCAGTTTAGTTACCCCCAGGCTAAGTGCCTTCTCTACACCTGCGGCGCTAACCAGCGTTTTCGTTCTGCCAATATGGATTAACATTCTCCCACCGTCAGTACGTGAGATATCTTTAACCCTGATCCTGGCAATTTCTGCTATACGTAGCAGGGTATTATAAGCAATCCCAAGAAATGCCAGATTACGTATATCCTGGCAGCGATCGCTATTTTCCATGAGTGAACGAACCTGGTCGAAATCAGTGCGTTCGAACGCCAATGCCTGTTTTGCACGCTCACCGGCATCAACGTTTTCTTTTCGGATCCGTCGCATGACCAGTGAAACAGCATTGCTGTCACTTGGTCGTGGCAGCCCGGACCGACGATGAAGCATATTTAGCTGGCCCAAATGTTGCTGGATAGTTTTTACTGCCAGACCGCGCGCCTGAAGATATAGAAGATAATCGCGAACATCTTCAGGTTCTGCGGGAAACCATTTCCGGTTATTCAACTTGCACCATGCCGCCCACGACCGGCAAACGGACAGAAGCATTTTCCAGGTATGCTCAGAAAACGCCTGGCGATCCCTGAACATGTCCATCAGGTTCTTGCGAACCTCATCACTCGTTGCATCGACCGGTAATGCAGGCAAATTTTGGTGTACGGTCAGTAAATTGGACATTTAACACTCAGATAATGGTTTTAAGTAAAGTGTACAGGATCGGCTCTGCCTTTACCTGTTTATGGTTCTCGTCATAGAAACGCCAGCGACCGCGCGTGCGTTCTATTTTCTCTTCACCGCGCGATAATGACAGTTGACAACTATCACGATCAAACCCTTTTGCCCGCCAGTAACCACGGTTTTTCTCAAGCTCAAGATGAGTGGACACTTTAGCAGCTGAATATCCCATTTTTCACCTCTGATTGATTGGTGGTGCTAAGTGCGCTACGCGAAATCTGGAGCACAAACACTGCCAACATTTCACAGATTTTACGTAGCGCAACCTTGATCAAATGATCAAGTGATCACTATTTGACCTGATAAGGTATTGAACTGTATGGATTTACAGGTAAATTGATCATGTTCAATAACCCTTAAGATAACTTCGTATAATGTATGCTATACGAAGTTATTAGGTCTGAAGAGGAGTTTACGTCCAGCTGCGCATAAAAATCAAGAATTATTAGAGCAATAAATTTTGAGAGAAAAATCCCACTCCACCAGCCAAAAACTGGATTGTTTTTCATAGTTGTTTGACAATTGCTCTAATAAATTATAGTTTTGCCGCCGTTTCGTAATACGACTTTGGATTCACTATTTAATGTGTCTTCAGCGTTGTAGAGCGGCTCAGAAGGAAATGAGCAAACAGGGAAACCTTATACAACGGCATTACAGCTATGCATTGCTCATCTTACACACAGCGCAATGTTGTTAGATTACCCCAGCATGGATCATGGGTGAAACAGTAGGTCAGAGCTTCAGGCTCTGTGTTGTCAATACAGTGAGGCATAATTATGGCTTTCATTCCACCAACCATCGACGACGTTAGACATTGCTCTAACGCTTTATCTGTAGACCCCGCCGAAACCGACGCTGCCCGCGCCATTGCTGAACACTACTCAAAGATATCCAATCAGGAGTACCGCATCACCCAAGACGACCTGGATGATCTCACTGACACAATCGAATATCTCATGGCCACTAACCAGCCAGACTCACAATAAATGCACTAATAAATCTATTATTTTCGTTGGATCCTTCTATAATGGTGGTCAACAACTCCCAGTGTAATCCGCTGTGAGTTGTTGGCCATGTCAATTCTGGAGGAGGATCAATGATAAATTATGTCTACGGCGAACAACTGTACCAGGAGTTCGTCAGCTTCAGGGATCTCTTTCTAAAAAAAGCTGTTGCACGCGCCCAACACGTTGATGCCGCCAGCGACGGTCGTCCTGTTCGCCCGGTTGTCGTTCTGCCGTTCAAAGAAACGGACAGCATTCAGGCTGAAATTGATAAATGGACTTTAATGGCGCGGGAACTGGAACAGTACCCAGACCTCAATATCCCAAAGACTATTTTATATCCAGTGCCTAACATCCTTCGCGGTGTGCGTAAGGTTACTACTTATCAGACAGAAGCTGTGAACAGCGTCAACATGACCGCTGGCCGCATTATTCATCTGATTGATAAGGACATTCGCATCCAGAAAAGCGCGGGGATCAATGAGCACAGTGCGAAATACATAGAGAACCTGGAAGCAACAAAAGAGCTAATGAAGCAGTACCCGGAGGATGAAAAATTCCGTATGCGTGTACACGGCTTTAGCGAAACAATGCTGCGCGTCCATTACATTTCCAGTAGCCCTAACTACAATGATGGTAAATCAGTTAGTTACCATGTACCGCTGTGTGGTGTGTTTATCTGCGATGAAACTCTCCGTGATGGAATCATCATCAACGGTGAATTCGAGAAAGCAAAATTTAGCCTTTATGACTCTATAGAACCGATCATCTGCGACCGCTGGCCGCAGGCAAAAATATATCGCCTGGCAGATATTGAAAATGTAAAAAAACAAATTGCCATCACTCGCGAAGAGAAAAAGGTCAAATCAGCCGCATCAGTTACGCGCAGCCGTAAAACTAAGAAGGGGCAGCCAGTAAACAGCAACCCCGAAAGCGCGCAATAGTTTCCATCCGGCATGGTTAATGAGTTATTCATTAAGCCATGCCAGAGCTTCATCAACCTGCGCTTCGTCTTCGACGCTAAGCACTTCATCTTGGGGAACATAGTTCGCCAACATAGCGAAACAATATGTATCCCAATGGTCCGGTGAGTGCAGGTTGAGTTTTTTCTTCATATCTTCCTTTGACATCACCTTCCATTGACCTGCGGAATTTATCCCTACCGGTATCTTTGATGCTTCCTCTATAGTCGCAGCCCCCTTATCAAGCCTCATACGCCCTGATTTTACAGCTTCTGCCGCCTGAATATTCGCGAAAGCGCGCATATCGAAATAAAGGCTTTTATCTTCACGGCTGTGCATCTTTTTACCCCAGCGGATACGCTGGACGGTAATGCCATAGCGTTCGTACATTAGATCAGCCGTCGATTTCCCCAAGCCATCGCCATCAATAGCTATGGTTATGTTCGGGAACCGTTCTGGGTTACATTCTGCGAAAATCTTGGCGGCTAACTGCGTTTCTGTAACGTCTGTGTATTCCAGCATACGATAGTTGATTACACGGCGTTTATTTCGCTGGCCGGACACCATCATGATATTAATAACGGACTTATCTCGTCCTGTGCCACCAGCAACGTCAACACATGCAACCCAGCCCCATCCTTTGGCAATCTTGACCTTTCGCCGCGTCGCCCGCTCAACCTCATCACGACCAAGAAGAAAGCCATCTTGAGATTTGGGAAATTCACCACGTACTTTGATCATGTACATGGGGTTATCACGACCGCCATACTCTGCAAGTTTTGCTCGTATAAATTTTGCATCTACAAGCGGAGATTCTTCACTATTCAGTATTATCGCAGTAAACAATCCATCAGGATTTCCCGGGCGAATAGCTAGTCTGTGGTGTGAATCGTAGAAATAGCCTGAAGGTCGCGTAGGCTGGGAAAGAAGCAGAATACGGTTATCCTTACCGGTCAGCGCACCTGTTATCACACTGAATGCTTTATCACTCACACCCGACGCTTCGTCGATGATATACAAGAGATGATCGGCGTGTTCACCAGCCAACGCCTCCTCATTTCCGGGGCGACAGGACTTTATCAATATTGTCCAAACACCCTTGCCAGTCACCTCAAAAAAAGACGTTTCTGTAAGAATGAAATACTTCGACAACCACGGGAATCTGCTAACAGCAGTAGCCCAATTGCTCTTTATGTATTTGAAAATACCATCAAGGACTTGCTGTCTTTTGTTAGCGACCAGAATGACGCGAGCGCCGGGGAAAAACATGATGAAGAGTATTGCAATGATACTCGTCATATCCGATTTACCAGTACCATGGCCGGAGGTCACACTTGTCCAACTGCCGTCCTGCTGCGTGGACTCAATGATCTCATCCTGCTGCCAGGTTGGTGTCTTCCCAAACAACACATCAGCGGCCGCAATCCAGTCATAACGATATAGCGCCACCAGCTCGCGCCAACGTGGGTCCGTTACGCAACTTCTGGCCATTAATCATCATCCCCGTACAGTTTGCGGGTAACTTCTTCGTCTTCCTCCTCGTCTTCGTCCAGATCCTGTTCAAGCCATGCTTCGTTTGATATGCCTTCCGCATCGACATCACCATAACCACCCGTATCGACGATATCGGCAATTTCTTCTCTACGATGCTCAATCCACAATGCCGCATCAGCGCGGCGGCTGGCGGCCCGTTCTCGCGCGATTTTATCCAGATCTTCAAGTGATGGAGCGCCAGATGCTGTTTGGTTTTCCTCATCATCGGTATTGGTCTTAGGAGCACGCAGATCGGCTTTGATTTGCTCCAGCATCAGGGGCGGCACTTTTCCTCCATGCGCCTCGATGAATTCAGCCGCTTCCAGCACTGACCAGTTATTTTCACGCTTTCGTTCGTATGCCAGCTTAACAATGCCAGCTTGCCCCATAGATAAAGCGTGCTTTTCCGCCTCCCGGCTTTCTTTTCGATAGTTATTCCGGATGCTGTAAATGGTGTTGATCAGGCTGCTTATCTGCGCGGAACAGCTGTTTAGCATGCTCGCGATACGGTATTCAGGCGGAGTACCTTCATCATCGTCTTTTTGCTGATCGCGCATTTCCTGCACCAGGCGAATACACGTATCCCTGGCGTTCTCCAGCATAAGGAGATGAGAAAGAGACTTTTCCAGAAGAGTGGTTTCCAGAACATCGGCCCCGGACCGACGCAACATAGCGCGCGCGGCCTTCCGCGCTTCAACGTTATCTATCAGGTAATCGCCAGCTTCGAATTCAAAGCGTTCACCATCATCATCCAGGGTGTCGCGTTCCAGGCGATCACGTAAGGTCCGGTGGGCGCGGGTGATCACGTCATGATCATCTGAACGATCATTTATGCGCTTATTTTGGCGCTTCGCATTCTCGACTGCGGCACTGACAACGGCATTAACTCTTTGTTTTTCCGCTGTTTCAGCCGCAATGTGATCACCTGCATGTTGATCATTAGAGTGATCAATGATCATGCTTTTTAGAGGCTTCCTGACTGGCTTATTTGGCTTGCGGCTGTCCGCTGTCCTGGTGTCTTCTTTGAAGGCACGGAGATAACGACGTGCGGTATTAGGGTTAAGATTAAACTCGGCGGCATACTGTGCGATGGTGTAACCACCATCTCGCGCCAGGCGAGCAAAATTCTTCTTGTGATCGTCCCAGGTCACTTATGCTTCCTTTCGTAAAAACTCTTTTTGACGCGAGGGTAACGAAAGTCACATGTCAAAAGGCCCGGAACGGGCAAGCAATCAATCAGATACGTGCGGATGTGGCATTACCGTAATGACGGTGCTGACGGGCTACCTTATTGAAAAGTTGACGCGCCATTACCCAAGGCTGGTGTTCCCGGCGTTCCTTTTCGTCCTGCGTCATATAGAGTTCGTTCTGGAGTTTTTCATCAAACCGGCGCGGCGCGCGGCTGCGGCGAAAGAATTCAGGATTCAGAGAGTGGATCTGAAATCTACGTGGGCGTGTACTGTCATCAATCAAAACAGACGAATACTTAGACACAGCGATAGCCTTTAAGCGCAGATAAACATCGCGCTTATCGACATCCAGATGCGGGTATTCCTTTTCAAGAATTGCTGCGAGTTCTTTCGCTGATAGAAGAGATTTAGTGCGGATCATGTAATCCGCAATCTCGTACGATGTTATTCGTGAGTGATTTATTTCCATGAAGTGGCGTCCCTGCCAGTTAAGTAACATCCTGTCACCTACTGATTAGCCCATGTAAACTAATCAACGTGGAATATAATACCCTCGATTAAATAAATAGCAATACATTAGAGCAATTTTATCTAACACTCGACGAATGACTTGTGATAACGCCCACTCCAAGCGCGTAATCAAAGAACAATCGTTGATGCATCGCCAACCTACCGTGCGTCTTCTCCCAATTATCGCGGTCACGCTCAATATCACGCTGGCATGACTGGCACAGAGGAATTGCGTAAATGTCATGCGCGCATAATCGACTATGACGAACGATATAAGGCGTAATGTGAGCGCCAGCTCCCGCAGCTCCACACCCACAGCACGGACGGGAAGCAACAAAGTCCATGTACTCAGGTAATTTTAGCGATCGCAGTTTTGGTATTTTGAAATGCGCCATGCCAGGGTCGGAGTCAACATCCACAGGGCATACTTTTGCACGCATCGGCGCGGCGCGTTCTTCCATCATCTGAACATATGCTGTAGCGCGATCGTCATACGGGCGAATATCCGCCTCTTTCAGAGGTCCGCTATCCTGCGGAGTAGCCTTCATCTTATTTATTGATATGCGGCAGACTTCTTCCGGCATCAGGTGCATCATGTTGCGCATGAAAGCCCACCAGCACAGCTCCTGAATACTTAAATCATGGCTATTTGAAAGGCCCATTTCCTGACGGGCGACATCCAGTATCCAGTTAACGCGATTATTGTGCAGCGTTTCTTTCAGCTCATTAAAACCACGCATCCGGTAATGGTTATCGTGATGCCAGCACAACAACACCGCGCTATTGTCTCGTTCTGCGTGGACAATATGGTTGTCACACCAGCTACGATCTGCGGCCTGGCATTGCCCCTCTTTCCTGCGCAACCACGCCACCAGCGAGTCAATTCCACCAATACGGCGAAACAGTTCATCGCTGTTAAAAAACGGCTGCAACGCCTCATTTGTTGCCATGGTTTGCTCGGTAACAACGAGGCCGTCTTCCATGTGCTCGATTAACTCACGCGGCACCGGCTCCATAATAAATTTACGGCCAGCCTCCACCAGCTTTCTGACCTCCTGATCCACTTTGAACGTGGCGAGGCCAAGCTCTTTCTGTACAAAGGGAGTAATTACGGCTTTCACATCACACCTTTCATCACTGATTGGGCTTTATCTGCTGCCCGGCATTCTCTGTTTAAGCGCAACCATTTCCTGACGGCATAACACAGCAATAGCGGTCCTGACTCCAATTTGCTTACCAACCAGGTATTGCTTTACCTTGCGGCGACTCACGCCATCAAGAAGCATCTTTAACGCTTCACGGGACAATTTGTTGTATTTGCGTGCCATTAATCTACTCCGCAGAACCATACAATCTACGTAACGTGTCGGCGACAGAAGATACAGATATCTCGCCAGTCGCAGCGCCTACAGTAAGGTCTGCCAGTTCAGGTGAATCAAATACCTGCACCCCGTTACGGCGTAGAAATAACAGCGCACTGTTTAGCGCGGTACGCTTATTGGCATCATTGAATATATGCCCTCTCGCTGTAGCCACCAGGTAGGTGGCGGAGACTTCGAAAAGGTCGGTGATCTCTTCGTAGGCAACTCTGGCCTGAACTCTCCCGATAATAGCCTCTGCCCTACCCGGATCTGACATTCCCGGCAGGCCGCCGTAGCGGTTTATATTCGCATCATGAAGCGCAATAAGTTCTTCCGGTGATATATGCCTCATTATCGGTTAACCAGTTCCTTGTTGGTGGAGTCCAGGGTGTCAAACAGGGATGCAAATTCAGCATCCAGCGCCGCTTTTTTGTAGGCTTCGAAAGTAGCCTTGCTGACAATTACTGCTGGCTCACGGCCTCTGCGGGTGATTTCAACCTCTTCCCCGGCTTCAACATTGTTGAGCACTTCAGAAAGGTTGCCGCGCGCGGTACGGAAGTTAATGGATTGCATAAACACCTCGTGTACTCGTTATGTGTACACAATTATAAACTTCACAGGCATAAAGCACCAGCACTTTGCAGCTTAAATAACCGGACAATCATCAAACTCCCCACTCCGGGCATCATTGATGACATGAGTGATCACACCAAAAACAGCATTACTACCCGTGTAACCATCGTCATCTACTGGTAACGCCTCTTTCTTCCCGGTGCTTAAATCCTCCAGGTGCTGGCGCGGATACTTTCGGTATCTCTTTATGCGATATTCACCCTCCATAGCGCACACAAGCAGAGAACCATCAACCGGAGTAAGCGAGGAATCAACCACCAGCAAAGCACCCTGCAATATTCCCTCACGGTGATGGCTATCAGCTGCCCGCATGAAGTAGGTCGCTGAAGGATGTCTAATTATCTGCTGATCAAGAGAAATTCGGCTTTCAACATAATCCGCCGCAGGAGAAGGGAAGCCCATAGCGTTTTACCTCAATGATACTGTTTATTCATACAGTATACATTGAAAAGGCATAGTTTGTGAAAGCGGGGTTTGTAGGCGCGCCACGCTGGGGGCTAATCACATTTCTCCCCCATCTTGCCGTTATTTTTTTGGTGCATCCTCGTTCTGATACACCGGATCGCTCCCTTTTGGCAACCGGAGGCTTAACTGCCGATAGTGCCGTAACCGTTCCATGAAATAGGTGCGCAGATTCTCTGGTTGCTCGCGGGCTACCTGTTCAGCTATGACAGGTATGTTCAATCGCTCTTTGTACGCCACACCGCTGGCAGCCAGATCAACGTTAACCTTATCCCGTTCTTCCTGACTTTTAGCTGCAATATTCCAATCGTGCATATCAAATCCCATCCAGAACAATTGCGTAACGACTATTATTTAACCAGCAAAGTAACTTTTAATTTTTTTTCTTTTCCCATTGATTTTTGTGCACAGCTTATCTGCCTTGCCGTGCGCAGAATCAACTTTTTTCTTCCTGATTTATCCACAAAGTTATGCACTTGCAAGAGGGCCATTTTCTAAATATTGTGATGTTTCACAAATGAAATGAATTTTGATTAATGAAGATAAGGAGAAAATTTGAGATGCAATCATGACGTTAATAGATAGGGTCTGCATTACAGACCCCATCCGCATCAAGGAATTAGCCGTTCCCTGATGTTGTTCCGAAAACATGTGCCGTAAGCTCACGTTAACGACTTTCTTTCACCGAATCCAACTATATAGGGGTTGGGTTTCTACGTCAACGTGAGCAAGTGCTCCTTTACATTTGACAAGGAACCACCTTAATGACTGCTTTTTTTCAGTTCCTGAGTGCATTTTTAGATGCGCCTGTTATTAGCCAGATTCTGGCGATCATCCTCATCATCGTTTTGATTTTGCTTTTAAGGTCAGTAAAAAATGGAATTATGCACTGGCTTACTTAATGTTCAGTGAAACATTAAAATCTCCTTGATGTGGAAACAATCATTTTCTGTATGTGCTGGTGGGTACCTGTAGTTCAGCTTTCGTTGGCATTTAACTTCGTCTTTGCTTTCTCCACCAGCAACTTCCAGATGCCTATTTCATTAGCAGCCGCCTTGATGGCGGCATAAAAAGCATCTTGCTGATCGTAACGCTGAATCTGTTTTTTCAGTTTTGCCTCCACCAATTTAATTTCATTACGTGCTTTCTGAAGCCGCAGCGCCGCCCGGTTACGTCTGTTCTTGTATAGCGCGTTAATCTCTGATAATTGCTTTAATTTACCAGCCTGACTGCGGATTATCGCCTCTCTGACTTCTGCCGTGCGTCTCATCTGATCTCTTAAGAGTTCACCGTTTTCGATAATTCTTTCAAGGTGTTTGATGTGATCTGCAACTCTCATACTTCACCCTCGCTTGTATCGCCAGCATCCACCAGCGGCAATAAAGCCCTGGCCATCTTATGAACCAATAGTGCATCAATAATGCCAAGCGTATGCCCCGGCTTAATGTTTAATGCCGCCTCAAGGTGACACCTTTCCAGGCCACTTTTCTCGGCTTGTTTATGATGATCTGGTGTAATAACGTCGCCCAAAACACGGCTAATTCTTTCTCGTAATTGCTGGGTGCCAGCACACTTGATCGCTGTATCGTGGAGACGGTTAACCAGTTCGCGATAAACATGCGGCTTAATTCGGATACGTTCACCGGTGACGCCCTTTCCTGGTGCTGGCACCGAACTATCCGGAATGTCCGGATAGTTGCCAGCCTCGTAAGCTACCCGCAGCCAGTGCATGAATGTTTCAGTGGACACACAACCACAGTCCACATCGATTTTCCCGCGTTGCTGTTCCAGCCATTGCCCAAAATCCAACCTGTAAGTCTTACTTTCAAGTTCATCACCATTGAACTCGACTTTCTGCGACGCTATGAGAGCTGATTCGTATTGTTCGCGAGTGACAACTGACTGGTATTCATCGCTATCAAGGTCACCAATTGGAAGCTCAATCTCACAACAAAAATTGCGCCCAAAGAAAGTGTCTTTTTTGTGGTCTGAGCCAAAAGCAAAAGTCGCGCATGGTGCCATTAAATTGACACTGGGTAGGTAACAATAACTCATTCCATCAGGCCACCCGCCGCACTTAGGCAGCTCCTTCACTAACAAGTCGATAAGCTTCATTTTTTTATCATCTTTGCAAGCCGCCAAAGCCATTTGGGCAAGTGCCAATACTTCATCTGCCGTATATCCAGCACCGTGACCATACATTTCGATACGGGAAATAATCTCTGATATACGCTCTTCAGTGATTCTGGTCATTTCTTTTTGCGCCATTTCTTTTCACATTCCTTAGTCCATTTTTCAATGTTCATTTTGGCAATATCAGTCATTCCATCACCTAAGAAATACTTTCTCCGGTACGTCTTGCACTTAAACCACACTACAACAGCCACCAGCCAGAAAATAAAAGGCCATACAGCAATACCAACTCCAGCCGCGATAAAGCCCAATAGCCATAAATGAAGCTCTCCAACTTCTGTTTGCGGCAATATTCTTAAAGAATTAAGCAGCAGACTGAAGGAATAGTCGTATGCATTGGCGGTATAAGACATGCAATCCATATAATTAAAGTCATAGCCTGCGGCTGCCGCCCATAATGGGCGGTCAAGAAAATGTTTTAGTGTCATCATATAAATTTAAGGTTCAGACCAGTTATCTTCAATAGCAATGCTTAATCTTTGTAGCCATTCTGCTAATTTCAGCATTGCTTCTCTTTCGCTTAAACCACGCGGGAAATCATCAAGCGCAATTGTTGGCTTGAAGTTCCCAAAATTATCCATTTCAACGGTCAGATTTTGCTCCAGCACGGTATTCCTTACGCGGCTATTGTGCCGAAGCAAATATACTGAACGTGATTTATTGGTTTTGTGGTCGAGCTGATATTCGGTAAGTATCATCTGGCTTTTGCCATGACTATTACCTCTCCACATACCTACCTCACTTAATAAAACAACTCCATGCGTAGTTGATGATTTTTCCCCACGTAATATAAATCTGCACTCCGGCAGTAAAACCAAAGCCAACAATTGCTGAAAAAATCAAAGCATTTACTTTTGACATTATAAATTTTCTCTCGGCGTCGTAGGTGATAGCACCATAATTGATAATTTAGTGAGTTAGCAGTTCCATTTTTTGGATGATTTCCGCATGAGCATCATCGTTATCAACACTTAAATCGTTTAATGCCTTTCGCACTACATCAACTTCTTCTGGTTGGAAGAAGTCATCTCGGTAGTCACCAAATAGAACCGAAACAAGCCTGCCACCAGCAACATCAAGATTGGCGCTAACAGGTGGCTCTTTGCCATCCTCAAATTCGACTACAAAAGTTATTTTTCCCATCGTTACCACCAGCGACAAATTGAATACAAACCCAGTGCTGCCGCCATCACAATTCCTACCGTTGCGAATGCTTCAGGCCAGCTCATTGACCTGCCTCCTGGGAAGGTTCTGGTAGCAGCATCCAGAACAAGGCGTTCCCTAACCAGGATAAAGTGCCGTCGCTCAACTCCACGTATTCCCCTTGCACCTGTCCTGCCATATACTCACCGTGCTTTGAATAAATTAAAATCCAATCATCTTGAGCGGGCATTCGCTCACTACAGCTTATCCAACCATCCGGAGTTACCGGAGAGTTGCCATTCACAAGGTCAGCTCGAACATATAGCGTGTCATCATGGTGCTGATTGTGGCTGCACCACGTTAATTCGCTTAACTCGCCATTTTCTGGCCATACTCCAGCCGTTTGCAGCCAGATATGGGCTGGCGCATCCTGGCAAGGTGTATTAACTGGAAACTTGTAAGTTTGGCTTACAGGTTCTGCACTATCAGCTTCGCGCCGCTTCTGTAGCTCTGCTGCCATCGCTCTCACGACTTCAACTGGTGCCCTTGCAGCAAACTCTATGTTGGTGATCAGCTCATTAAGATATTGCTCGCCTGGATACTGTTTCTTATCGGTTATAGTGGTCATATCACTCTCCTTTTCCCTGAAGCATAGCGGCACGGCAGGCGTTCCAGCCTCTCACCTCTGCAATAGCGGCAACAGCATCGACCGCGTACATGCTAAGAGGATTAGGCATTGGTTTTTCTTCCGGTACTACTGGAACGAGGGGAGCGGCGTAGACCTCAATAATTCCATTATCAATAGGCCATTCTCCATCCTTGAGGTAGTCACTTGTGCCGTCAACTTGCTGTTCTGCAATGTGGAATGCACCTATTGGTTTTGCTTCCAGCGATGCCAGAGCAATTCGTGCCAGTTCTTCCGCTTCTTCTGCTGGCAGTACAACGTTGCTACCAGGTCCGTATGTTTCGCGCCACTGCTTGATTGTCAGCAGTCGCTCTTTGGTTATAGTGGTCATGGGTTTTCCATCCGCCATCTCTTCATCGGTTTCCCATAAAACTCGCGCCTGCCCCTCACAGACTTGAATGACTCCGCCACGACCGCAGGAGTTGCACTTAACGGCATCGTCATCCCACAAGGCGGTTTCATTTCCGCGAGCTGTTTTGACCGTGTGTGATTTATTCCCGCAGCGGCATTTGTTGAGCCAGTCAATAGTGAAAGTTTTCATGATGCCTCTCCTTTACCCGCTGCTTTCGCCTGCTCTTTAGCAAGTCGCTCCGCTTCTCTGAAATCCCAATCCACTCGATGTGCTATATCAATTGCAGAGCGCACGGTTCGCTCAATTAGCGTATCCAGATTGTCAATTGTCATTGCCATATCTGGATTGCGAGATAAAATCTCCGCCCTCTGAATCTGCCAGTTGTTGCAGGTTTCAAGTAATGAGTTAGCCATATCACTCTCCTTTAGTGCGCAAGTGGTTTTTCCAGCGGTTTTGCGCCGCGCTGGGCTTTTTGCAAAAACCACAATCCATCATCCCGTAATATTTCATCAACCCCATCCGTCGGTTGCTGAGTCTCACCCACTGCCAGACGCCAGGAGCGTTTCTACGAACTAACAGAATCTTTGCTTTACGGTTTTTCATCTTACTGCGTACCCTTTCTTCCGCCTGTTCTGTGACGCAGTAGGCTTACGCTTTGCGGCAAAAGCCACCTGACCAAATGGATGGAGTACCGCTATCTTATGGTTGCTAATAACCAGCTCCACCACACGCACAGGTCGCTGTAAAAAAAGTCGTTTTGCCTTACGGTTTTTCATCGCTTTGCTCTCCTGCGTCTCTTTGCTGCTCGTCGTGCCGCTGCAATACCGGTATGGCGGCGCTTTGGTGCCGGGATGATGTTGTCAGCCATCAGGACATGTGGCTTTGCAATTAGCGCAGAAGCCCAAAAACGAGTCGGGTACGGTAACAAGCCGATACATGCCACACGCACTACTCACCTCCGTTGATGCGAATGCCAGCGGCACGGGAATCATTCCATCGCTTTACTTCTTCACGAATTACGTCAATGCATTCTTTCGAATCCATTAGGTAATCTTCATCAAAAAGCCTTTCCTGTTCGTTTTCTATCGCAACAATGATTGCTTCAACTAACTTTTGTGCCTGAGAACCACTTTCTAACTCTGCAATGCGCTTCTCTGCGGCTTCCAGCTTCTCGCGCATATCGTCAACGTACTCGACCAGAGATCCGCCAGCAGGAATTTCGCACTCCTCGACCAGTTGGAAGTAGATATCAGCTGCGGCCCGTGTGTTGCTATGCCTAGCGTCGCCCATCTCACCTTCACGAAGAGCATCGCGTTCGGCGGTAAGATTGGCTATTTTGCTGTCTTTGCCTTCCAGCTCAACGCGAAGCCTCCCTACCGTTAGCGCAATTTCCTCGTTCTCCTGGTCACGGCGTTTGATGTATTGCTGGTTTCTTTCCAGTTCATCCAGTAATGCCGTCACGGTAGCTGGATTGGCTGCGGCGATGAATTCAGCATTGGCCTGCTGTTCTATTTGGAAATCTTCATCGAAACCGCTTTCAGGATGCGCTCCTTCAATTCTGCAAATGGGAATATATCCAGCAACCTCGCGATGAATTAGTGCATCATCACCATCAAATCGTCCCTCTCCATATTCGAGCGACCACACACCACACGTTGCTTTCTCTGCCTTTTCACGCAGTGCCTGATAGTCAATCTTGCTCACTGGTTGCCTCCTTTGCGAAGCTGGGCAGCAAAGTCAACTAACCACTCAGTCATTTCAACCTTCCCTACCAGGTCTGAACCAGGGTGCATACAGCAATCACTCTGCGCCGCTTTGAAATCCTTATACTCATATTCTTGGGCCACCAGATTTTTTGCAGCTTCTATAGCAGCATCCACCCCCTGCGCCCGGACTTCAGCCAAGAAAGCGTCGGTGGCTGACATATTTCCTGTTGCCTTCATGGCCTTCAAAATAACCAGAACGCCATCTCGCCCAACCACCTCAGCGATAACCTCGGTGTTGTCGCCAACAACATCGCAGAATGCCTGAACTGCCTTACGAGCCAGCTCATTCTCCACTGCCAGCGCCGTGCGATTACCCTCCAGCTCTGCAATGCGCTGTTTTGCGGCATCCAGTTCAATCGACAATTTTTCCAACTGCTCTTGATGCTTCTTGTATTCCTGATATGCGTGCCAAGACTGACCTTTGCGCACACTATCAGTGATATCAGTAATCTGTTCTGGTGTTAGCGTGGTCAGTGGCTGTGATGGGAAAATAAGCACTTTCCCGGAATCCCAATCAAAACCAGCGTGAATTGACTGAACCTCAACTGAAGGTGTTGAACCAATGCTGCCAGGCGAATGAACAACGATTGTTACATCCATATCGCGACGATGGCTGTGGTTGTTGGACAAAATACGATTCACCAACTCAGAAAATTTGGAAATTTTCATGCTGATTCCCCTTTCTCTGCTCTCTCCTGTCGGAACATCACTATCATCAGGTCGCCTTTTGTCGCTATCCTGGCTGTTGTACCTGGTTCAATGCGGCTAAGCTCAAATGCGTCATAGAACGCTTCTAATGCCTTCTGGCGTAGTTCCTGTTTGCGCCGTTTTTTCCACTGTTTTAGGAAAATGGAACCCAGCCATCGCCATGTGCGGGACATGATGTAAAGCCAACCGAGAAGTGCCAGACCGGTATTTAGGAGCGTATCGATCGTTATTGTCGTGTCGATATTCACTGGCTGCTTCCTTTGCGAATCTGTTCCGCCCATTCTTCAAGGGATTTCTCCGCATATTCACCAGACAGGCCATCAATCGGATGCGCTTCATTAGCCAACTCTTCTTTCGCTGACAAAATCATGCGTGTAACGTCGAAAACTTCACGCAAAGACTTATTGATAAATCCGTGATTGAACGCAGCAGCAAGACGGCTGGCGGTATAGTTAATCCCCTCGTTGCGTGCTTCCGCACGAATTTCAGCCAGAAAAGCATCGGTAGCTGGAGTTTCGCTGTGGTGCAGGGCATCGTTGATAATCATTGCAGCAACTCCGGCCTGCCCTGCATCCGTGACCGACACATGATCAAGAGTTACAGCCATTGCGAGTTTCAGCCCGGCGTTCTCTGCCACCAGAGCCGCGAGCTTAGTCTCAAGCGGTGCTATTCGGCACATAGCATCAATATTTGTGTCCTCCAGGCGCTTAATTTCGCCCAGGAGTGCCAGCGCAACTTTTGGTGGGATAGCCGCGATATAACGGGCATTAGCACCAGCATTCCTTTGCCCATCAATGCCAGGCCAGTCAATAAAGTATCCGCAATGCCTACCCTCAGACGTGCGCGCAGGATAAATGCCGTTATGACCCGGCAAAATATATGCTACCCATTCATCTTGCGTTGCCTGTTCCGCCGCCTCGCGCAGTTCTTGATAGTCAATTGTCATTCTCGCCATCCTTCACAGTTGTAATCACGACAGCCTTCAAAATCATATGGGCTGTACTGCCAGGTGATTTTTCCGCAATGCGGACAATTCCAACGCACCTTCCCGCTTCGCGACTTCTTTCTTCTGTTCTGCTTTTTCAACCAGTCAGGCATGATCAAACCTGCGCCCTGAACCATTGTTCTGCGGTTAAAGTTATTGATATTGAACGTCCGGCGCTTTGCTGCATCAGCAATGGAAAATGGCAACCAAACTATTCCTGGTTCGTTTTTGTTGGCGACGCTAAAGATGGTCGCTTTACTGAAGTCATCTGTTGGCAATCCACCGTGTTGAAGCCAGTAAACATCGTTGCCGTTCCAGCTACCTTTTTTGTAGGCCACATACGCAGTGCAATCTGACTCAATCAGGCTTTCTGTAGGGATGTACTGGCAATCAACGTGCCACACAGCCATTGCATCCACACTATCGGCACAAACAGGCTGATCGATATCTCGCCCACAATTCCAGGCTTTTTGGGCTTCTTCCAGCGTGTAAACATGAGCGCGATCGATATCAGAACTGTAACCATTGCCGTTATGGCAATGGAATGAGGCGTTATTACCCACAGTTTCACGCAAGCACATCATGTAAAAACGGTTACTCACTGGATGCCTCCCAGCAAATTTGTCTTATATAAGAACTGTTAACGCGCTTTACTTTCCCGTCGAACTCCAGTTTCTTTAGACGACGCAAAACGTATGCCGTTTTGAGTGTGCGATATTTATCCCTAAGCCAGTTGGTCACGACGTAAGTCATACAGCGCCCGTGTTCTTCCAACACCCGAACTATTTCTTCGTCGGTTGGCTTGCTCATTTTGTCGCTCCTTCAGCTTTCTCTACTTTCGCTGCCATGATTTCCAGCTTTTGTGCTGCCGATGCCGCTAACCTGTGAAATTCTTCATCTGTTTCAACTGGAATTGGTACAAACCTGACACCAATTTGAGCAAGGCTATGCGCCATTTCGAGACTTGCTCTTAACTCTGCTGGGGATGCTTTATTCAGGCCGACTTCCTCACAAATAACTGATTGCATACGCTCGCCCTACTGAATACGCTCAAACTCGATTACCCAAACCCAGGGATTAGCGCTCCAGCTTTCTTCGCCGTAGATGGATTCCCACAGGCGCTGGAACGCAACCTTGGCCATTGCGAAATCCCCCTTGGGAGTAAGGAATGTTCCCGGGTGATCAGGAAGCAAACTTCCAGCAGGCGGAACACCCTCATCCCTTGCATCGCATTCGCTGATATCGTTCAACCGCTCAACGCGCACGTTGGTAATTTCCACCAGGATGCGTGATGCCCATCGCGGCATGTGAATTGATGGACGCCACCCACCATCAAACTTTTCATTCACAGTGTGAGGTTTCCAGTCGGCATCATCGGGTATCGACCATAAACCGTAATCACCAGGCTTTTGCTCACAACTGGCCCGATAAATCCTTGCTGCGTTCTTCTCATCGCCACGACAAAGGTTGTCGTTCCAGTCCACACTGCAACCATCTTCATTGCCTAATATCGCCCATGTTTCACGAACCCAAATTCGATCGCCGACGATACCAAAGGGGCAATTGAAAACACTGCTTACACCATCAGCCCCGTACCACTGAAAACCTGCACCAATTTTTCTAACCATCACTGGTGCTTCTGGACCAACTTCCGCAGGCTGATTTTTCATTATCCGCCGCGTCTGCGTTTTCCTTCCTTCGAGGATGGCCCGGACCATCTCATCGTTAAAAATCATGCCGCGCTCTTTCACTTCGCCTTTCATGCATCCCCCTTACCCATGTGCGACGATGCCGCCAAAAGTGATAGAGAACAGCCAGAAATAGATCGCGGCCATAATGATTTTGAATGCCGTGTTCATATTTTCAGCTCCTGTGATTGATTGGATACATGCCGCGCCTTGCGGCATGTTTTTATTTTCACTTTCTATGTTTTAAAAATCAAGATTTATTAGAGCAATTATTGTTGGTGGAGAAGCGCGTTTTCATACTCCCTGACCATTAACGTAAGTACGCCGTGACTCCTGAAAACACGCGCCACTTCAATCTTATCTTCCAGCGCGAACGCAATTTTACTTAGACCAATTTTCTTCAGGAGATCAATCTTTGCTGGACCGTCATTTCTGTCATCGGTGGCAGGACGCATAGATAGCAAAGTCTCAGCCCCATTTGTTACGTGCTTACGCAACCAGGCTCGTGTTTTATCCCTGGCTATCTCACAGCGCCCGGTTACAAACCAGAGGGTGTAAATGCCGGACAACTGGCGCACCATATCAATAACTGGAGTGATGGGAGCATCAGTGTCACAGGCAAGGTTAAACTCGTTCCAGTGCTCTGTTAATGCACCTTTGCCAGGTGGTGGAAGTAAATGCAGCCTGTCTTCCGTTGCCTCTGATATCGTCCCATCAATATCTACTATGACGATGTACGGACGTTCCTGGTGTGCGTGTTTATTGAAAATACTCAAATGCCCTCCTCATTGGACGAAAAAAATGCTGGTGGGCGCACTCCACCAGCATTAAATGTGACACTGTAACTATCAGCGAACGTAAATAGTGCCGCCGTTCTCTTTTTCCCATGCATCGCTACGTGCATAGCAAACATCGAGAAGTCTTCTTGCCGCAGTTTCCTCTAAACCCAATTCAACAACCAACTGCTCATGACGGCGGGTAACTACATCAAATAGGCTATGCAGCCCTTTATTGGCCAGTTCATCAATGAATTCCGGTTCGAACGGCAGCTCTACCTCTGCCAACATAACCTCTTGCGCCCACTCAACTCGACGGACCAGTTCCGGGCGGCGGCTTTCCATCTCTTTACAGATCAATTCATGGAAGAACTCTACCCAACCTTCCGGCTGGAACTCGCGGAAAATGGCCAACGGCTGGAAGTTTGGCATCAACCATTCGTTGATCCGGATATCAATGGCATAGCCCATGTCGCAGCAGAACTGATAAGCAAAGTCCAGCTTAGAAACGATATAAGGACGCTCGTTATTGAACTCTTTAGGCGATGAGATCCCATAAGCCAGGAGGCGCGGGAAGAAGGAGATTTGCCCTAACGTCGGATGAAGTTTGCTTGCAGGGAAACGGCGCTCAGTAATGCCATACATTTCCTTCTTGAGCGTCGCAAATTTGGCATTCTCATTAACCAGCGCGGTAACCTCTGCTTTTTTATTAGCAAATGCCACGCGCGCTTCGCTTGCATCTTTAATAGTTTTTTTGAGCTGTTGGTTAAGGTCGGCGACCTGCTTACGCAGTTCCTGTCGCTCGCTTTTAGCTTTGTTATAGCGTTTCTCAAGGTTAAAAGGATCAAGTTTCATGATCTCTTTATATTGAGATTTTAGCGTTGAAATCTGTGAGTTCCGCAGTTCAACCATCGCGGTCATTTCATTGAGTTTTGTTTCCAGCTCAATGCTTATACGTTCGGCATTATCAGCACGCTGGTTGGCGTCATGCGTCGCATCGTCGATCGCGTCCTGTTGCTGGCGTTTCAAATGTTCAATTTGCAGCTGAAGCTCTTCAATTTCTTTACCCTTCAGACCGAGATCCAACTGCATATTTTCAGCTGCATCTACCAGGGAGTTATGGCTATCAGCTTCTGCGTTATAAACATCAATAAGCTGTGCGTGAAGCATCTCCGCTGACTGAACCGCATTATCAAAAAAACGTGCTGTGAGGTCATCACAACTAACGCGGCGTTGCGCGGCCCGGATGTTCTGGATAATGGCCGGGATACCGGCATTCAGGACATCAGGGATAGATACATTTTCGATTGATTGGTTTTGTGCTGAAGTGCTCATTTCAAAGTTCCGTATTAGCTTGTGCTTCGGTCATTTTTCCTAAGTATGAAGGAGGAAGGACTACGCAATTTGTATCCAGTCCCTCACCTATGGCAGCCTGTAAAATTCTGGCTAAGGTGAGTCTCTTGTTGCGATACCTGGTGATGACATGCCTGATACCGCCGGTCGGCGTAACAAAGGCGATCAGCCAGTAGTGATATTTCCGTCGGAATGGCCACATAGTGCACCTTGTAGATTGCTCTAATAAAAAACGTGATGAGTGTACATCACGTTTTAAAAATATGGAATTATTAGAGCAATATTATTCTGATTCTCGCTCAAAAAACGAGCTAATAAGGGGAAGCCAATCCTCTGACACTTCGCGAGGTCGCGGTTTGCCGTGGAAAAAGATTATTCGGCAGTCCTTTGGTAATGCCCCATTCCCCCTGGAGTAACGCGCGCTCGCATATTTTGAACCAGGTTCCACAACATCGGCCTTGTAACTTACAAACCATCCTGGATACAGATCCTGAAATGCTGGTGTATCATCGCCCATAACCTTCCGTAAGAACCCCTGATCACCCCAGCACTCAGTAGTGACACAACGAGAAATCCAACCTTCCGGATCTTGCCAGAATGAACTCCAGATATGCGCTTTTACACTATTTGGTATCCACAGGGCACCGCTACCACGATATTGTGGATGGTAAAAATCCCTAAGCATGGTGAAGCTGGTTGGTGGATTCTCAAGGATTGGGCGTATATCACCGGCAATAACTGTGTCCAAATCCAGATAGAACAGATCATCTGTTATATCCGGTCGGAACAACTCGATTTTCGCCCACCAGCCACGGCACTTTTGCCACTGGTTGATCAATGGGACAACTTTGACGCCAGGTACATGTAAACGCTTCAGGTCTGTCAGGCAAATAATTTCATAGCCTTTTGGCAGTTGATTAACCAGCCACTGCACATCGGAAGCGTTATAGTCACCACCAGAGCGAAAAACTAAAGCAATCTTCATGCTGCACCATCACCTTTCACTTTCATCAATGTCAGGTTTCCGCAAAATACGGCACCAGTGTCGATATACTGCTGATTCCAGAATGTCTTCGGGCTTTTCACCGGAGTGTGACCAAAGATAAAACGATCTGCGCCCGAAATTTCGCCACCAATATCATCCATCGAATCACTGATACGCTCGCGCGCCCAGACAACGTTGAAAAGCGGCACCTCCTTACCGAATTGGTATTCATTATCCGGATAGTCGGCATGGGCTATAACGATAGTTTCTTGCCCGGTGTTCAACTCAATGATATAGGGCAGACGCTTTACCAGCTCCACCAGCGCCCAGGCTAATATTTCCTGATCAGTGTCCAGCATGAAGAACCATTGTCCGCCATTCATTAGCCAGTTATTCACGTTGCCATCTGGACTTAACGCATCAATCATCAGCCGCTCATGGTTCCCCATCACTGCCCTGAACCAGGGCATCTGCAATAGTTCCAGACATTCGACATTTTCAGTACCGCGATCGATAAGGTCGCCGACCGATATCAGTAAATCCTGCGCCGGGTCAAAATCCACACGATGGAGTTCGGACATCAGTCTGGTGTAGCAACCATGCAGATCACCAACAACCCAGACATTCCTGTATTTGGTACCGTCGATACGGTGATAAATTGTGGGTGCCATCATGTATTCTTCAGCCATTCTTTAAGAGTCATCTGCGGAATACCTCCCATTTTCCCGCATGAAACAACGTCAATCTGTTCACGCGCAGACTGGAATAACAAAGGCAGGTGACTTAGATTTTTTGGCGTGCCGCCGGAGTGAACGCGTAGTTCTTGCGTAGCGTCAACGCCCACCAGAGCTACATGTTTGAATCCGATATGGAAAGCCAGGTTCAGAGCACCATATGCACTATTGCCGCTGGCAATTTCATTCTCATCTTCGCAAAGGCCGAAATGTGCGGACCAGCGCCACGCCCACCACTCGGGAGAATTCGTATTTTTTGGCTCCATGCCGCGTTCAGCCACACGACGGAAGCACAGAACGCCATCTCTGACTTCACGTTCTTTAACATCGGGTAGTGCCATGCAATAACAAACACCACGGCGACGGCGGCCACGACCAACGCGCCGCATATTGTCTGGCGATGGATCAAGTGTGAAAAAATAAGAAGCGCGGTTCAGCCAGTCGATGGCCCCATTGACCGCTATAATCGGCACTCCGCGCGGCGCAACAAAGTTTGCGGCGCTTGGGCCACTGCCGACGATAATAACGCGATCACTGCCTCTAAATTTATTCTTGGGAAACATTGAATTGCACTGCTCCTACTTGCATTCAAAATATGTAAATCTGCGTGTTTTTTGCGGGTATCCAGGAACTGCTGTTGCCATTTTGAAATAGACACCTGCGTTGGATTCCGTAGGGCTTGAGGGTGCGCGCCATGCCAATGAAGGCCGTTTTGCAGAGAACAGTCATAGCCGACTAATACAACTACTTCAGCCCCTGATTCAGCAGCCAGACTGATAGCCTGCGCGCCGCTATTTACCCCTTCCGCCGGTCCACAATATCGCCTGTACTCCAACGAAAATGATTTCGCCGCCGCCAGGTTGGCTGTCACTTTGCGGAATTTCCCTCCCGGTATGGTGGATCCGTATTGCTTCCACCATGACAAATCACCGGCGTATAAGGCATAAATGTCATCGAACATCTGCCAGGAATTGTTAACCGCGATGATTGAACAGCCAGTTTTTTCTATAGCAGCACAGTCCTCACGAGTGAGTGACGGACCGCTACCGACACAAAAAACAGTCCTAGTCGCCCTGGGTGGTATGTTCATTCTCAGCTGCAAATTCAGCCTCCAGGCGAGCATTCATTTCAGCGATTACCGGGTCCACTACAGCATCTGCTTCCTGTTCATTACGCGGCATGATCGATGCCAGCGATTCATAATTAGCCTTGGATGACACGATTATTCTCCCGATGTTAATGTGCGCTGTATCAAAGATACACATATGCACTAATTAATTTATTATTTCACGTAGCGTACAACCACTTGTCACCGTTCAATACATGCTCAATAGCCTCACCCTTTTTAAGGCTCATGTATTCCAGGATGGCGGTTATCGCTTGTTCTGCACCATACGCAAGAACGACGTAGTAACCTTCCTCTCTAAGCCTGCGCATCCAGGCGATCTGCTCTTTCGTCGGGGCTTTACCATTTGGTTCTTTAAGCTCAATTCGCATGCCGTGATAAATACCGCATGCTTTATCGAGACTCATGTCCGGATAACCTTTTTTCTGCCCTTCAGCCTTCATTTTCCCGGCGGTTGCTTTTGAACGTTTCCCTCCGTTAGGCGTTGCATGCAACAGCTCATAGATGTCAGGGTGCTTGCGTTCGAAGTAATCAAAAATGAAAACCTGCTCGAAGTGCTCGCAATTTCCGTCGCGCAGGTCTGGGTTCTTTGCCAGTGCTGCAAGTGCCTTCGCATGTGGAGAAACTTCTTTTACCGGCGCAAGCGATAAGAATGGATCCTTTTTGGTTTTTGGCCTGGACTGCCCCTTATTTCTACGCTCACTAAAAGCCTGAAACTCTTCCTCAGTAAAGCGCAACATAATCAGTCAAATCCTGCCGGTCGCATGCCATATTTACGCTGTTTTGCTGCCTGCTCTTCCCTGTGCCATTGCGCACACTCAGCGTCACAATAGATGCCTGATTCAATCGGTTCATTGCAGTAACGACACTTACCTGTAAATACCTGACTCACGACCTGTGCCTGCTTTCTGATGTTATCGATGGCCATGTCTTTGAGAGCTTCTAACTGATTCATGCTCAGCTCTGCATCATCAACACGCTCTGCCAATTTTGTTTCCTCATAAAGAACCTACTTAAAGGCAGAATGATACATTTCACAAGCAGAATTGCACTAATAATTTTCTTTTATTGAGTTAAATAATCAACAAATGACTAGCGGTAGAATCACCATCATCTATTTCTGGCAGGCTGACTATGGCTACATCAATCACTACAACCCAAAGCACCCGGCAATATCCTCTGTCGCGGTATGACGACCGCAACATAGCCGATCCAATACTCAGGGCAGAGCTGCGCAAAGAGGTGATGCTTATGTGTGAATCGAACGACAAGAATCTGACGATTTATTACGTTCTTCCCGATGAGCAATATCGCCCGGATTTGCTGGCTTACCGTATGTGGGGCATAGCAGAGCTACGCTGGGTTGTAACGCTCGCCGCCGGGCTTGAGGATGAGTCTCAGGGTATGACTGTTGGCAAAAAATTAAAACTTCCACCTGCCACCTGGATCCGCGAAATGATTCGCCATTTCCAATATGACGGCCAGGTGATAGGGACATTATCCATTGCGTAAGGGGATTGAATGCCAACTGAATATGCTCGCGACAACCTTGGTCGCTATCAGACTGATGGATTAAGTGCAAAAGACTTTAACAAGGTCTTCGATCTTATCCGTAAACAGCAGCGTCAGAATCGGCGAAACGCGCGACGTACACTCACCCCAAGGATTATGGGGATGCGTAACCGCGAACTTGAGGCATTCCTCAGCCTTGGGAAAAAGAAAGATGGCACCTACTTTACGCCCGAAGATATACGCAGTTTCAACACCTCAAGGCAGGCTCATAAAACCAAATTCAAGAGCACGGTACCCGGCATTACCTATGCTCAGCTGGTGGCGCAGTCCACCAGCATTGATATAAAACGCGCTAACAACAAGGTTTCTGATGGCACAGGGATCAAAGCCGCGACATTCCTCGGGCTAAAACACAACCTTGCATTGATATCTGTTAATGCCTCGGATGAGTCTGTCCACCAGCATCACCGTGTCAGAATTCGATTTGAGGAATGGGATAAAGCCGTTGAGGATATTGCTGAAGACGGTGCGAACAAAGCTCGAATCGCTGCCGATCTCTGCAAGGGCCGGGTATCTTTCGACTGTGATTGTGGACGCCATCAATACTGGTACCGTTATATGGCCACGGCTGGTAACTATGCTGTCGCACCGCCAAAAGAGTATGCATTCCCCAAAATCCGCAACCCTGATCTGACTGGTGTGGCTTGCAAACATGTTTTGCACGCTATGACGCGTTTTCAGTCTCCCACATGGCACAAGGCCATCATTATTGCCCTGGAAAAAGCAGCTGAACAGGTGGCCTTCGGCGATGACAAGCGGAAGACAACAACCTATTTCAAAGGCGAACTGGCTAAATCGCTCGCGCGCAACCGGACAACAACGACGGATCAGGCTAAAGCGGCGCGTGAGTATGAGTTATATCTGAAATCTCAGGATGCATTAGGCAAAAAACTACGCGCCAAAGATAGCGCCACGGACAACGTTCGCCGGTTGTTAAAAAAAGCTCGCACCACGGCAAACAGGAAGAATGCCGAACTAAAAGCATCGCGGGTGAGGGAAGCCCAGGCTCGCGCTGAAGCCGACGCTCTCAAAAAAGCCCTGCAAACGCAGGCGAACAACCTCATAAAGTTTTTCATGAGTCAGGGAATGGACAAGGCCGCTGCCACTGCGCAGGCGCGAAGCATTCTTGAGACACAAATTAACGAAGCCCGTAAACGGAAAGGATAATCGATGGCTGGTTTCTTTGATGACATGTTTGAGGACACAGAACCATCACAACAAGTGACTGGTGATAACCTCCCGGACACCGAATCGGATCCGGATATTCCAGGCGAAGGTTCTGAACTGATTGAAGAGGAAGATATTGATGCTGAAATCGAAACCGATGGTGTTAACGTTGGTAATATTGTTGATCCTGTGGAGGACAATCACCTTCCCAATCTGGATCACGGCCTGCTTAGTGATTCTGGTGTGCGCCACCGTTATCAAGGTCATGCAGTTTTTAATAACCTTGTGCGGATGGACTGGCTCAAAGCAATCAAGCTAGACCCTGACTCATTCGATGCGGTTCTGTATCGCGCAATACCTTACAGAGACAAAAATGCACCTGAAACGGCATCAGAAATAATAGAACCGAACCAACGCATATATGACTATCAGGATCCAGAACTGATAACGGCCCTCGACTGCCCGGATGAGATGGACGCCTTCTACGCGCTATACGACGGCAGTGATAATACGGGAATTAGCGACAGTGCTTTAATCCTTCGGTTGGCCGCCGTTAATGTGCCAGTGGGTTCTATGCTCGAATGGCTGGAACAGCTGTCAGACGGCACAACCATTCGCCGCTTCTGGTACATCCATAAAATATTCAATTACGGCACTGCCAGGGTAGGCAGTTTGTTTTATTGCGTGCCTTCACGCGCCTTTGAAGGGAATTTCATCGGTGATTCTGAATAATCAGGAATGGCTACTGGCCATCTTTAAGAAAAAAGGTCTTACTCCAACCGGTAAGCTGGAATTTGCCACTATTGATGGCATTGATTCGGCGCTCGCACAGGCTTTAAACGAAGCATTCGACTCACAAGTTGTCAGCTTTAATGATCGCACTAACCAGTCATTCAGGGAGTTCCTGAAACGCACACCAAGAGATCGCATAACGCTCGGCACTTTTAGTGATGTGAAGGAGTGGTTGTCGTCATTTGAAGCCGATCGCGCCGGGCGCAAAGATACAGCCTCTGCTGGCCCGGTAAATAAGCTGGCAATGCCGCTTGTGAATCTGTCTCGTTCTCCCGCGTTTTCAATTTATGAAGGTGAACTGTGCCGGGATAATTACGATGAAGGGCATGTCACCAATGAAAATGATGAGATTGAAGCCCTGGTATCGACTATCCCTTTCTCACTGGAATATTCGCTATGGATAGCCAGTGACGAGAAGGAATCTCTTGGGATGGTTACAACTGCATTAGCATTCTGGCTACGAATGTATGCCAGCCTCGGGCAGGCATCTTTCACTCACACTGCCAATGTCGGCGGTTATGAGATACCGGTTACCTGTTACATAGAAGGGCAAAAATCAATCGCATTTCAGGATCTGACCACCGGCACCGCCGACAACAGGCTGTTCGCGGTTGGATTGAACCTCACAGTAGTGGCGGAGCTTCCTATCCTGGCTTATATGCAGCAAACCACCGGCACCATAACGGTAAAAGCGAAAATTCTGGAGGAATGAGATGGCCACAAAGACCACCACAGCCCCGGAAACTGATTCAAAACGCACTCAGCTATTCCTGCAATCTGTTTCAATTGGGCAGAACGAAATCCCTCGCGAAATGATCGTAGGATGTACCTATGTCGAACCCGGGGAGCTATCTGGTCCCCAGCTTATGCTCATGGTCAGGGATTCAACGGCTTACGTGGTCAATAAGCTGGGGGTGAAATTTGGGACAATACTGACAGTTTCACTTGGTGATCCGGAAGGTCATGGCGGCATCCTCTTCTCGGAAGAGTTCTTTGTTCTTAAAGCGCCGCGCAAGGACGATACTGTACTGATTTACGCGTTTAGTAACCCGGTGCGGTTATTAAAAGTTCCGTCCGCCAGCGCACAGTATTTTGTTGATAAGCCCCCATCAGCCGTAGTTTCCTCTCTTGCCCCTGGTCTGAAGGTAAATGCTGACTCATTCAGAAAAACATCCACATACCACCTAAATGTTGGAGAAAAACCGACCAAGGTATTGCAGGAGATAGCCCGGGATACCGGTTCTATGTGCTGGGCATCCAGGGGGACGATCAATTTTAAAAGTATGGAAAAAATGGCAAACGCCGCTCCATCGCTTACTTATGAGTCCGCCAATCCCAACACATCCGGATTTACAATTAGTCAGTTCAACATCCTGAATGCCGATTATGAATACCAGCGCCGCCACAATTACAGAATGGCCAGTTATGACATGAGCAAAGGTGTGGTTTACTCAGGTAACCAGGAAGACCCCATTAAATTTACGAGCAATCCCGATCCTACCGCGCTGGCGAACTACAACAAATTTATTCTCCCCCGCCTCGATATGCTGGTGGAAGGAAATGCCGCGCTAACTCCGGGTACGACGCTGAAAATTGTCGTGCATAACACGGCAGGTGACGGAGAACTCGATGAATCTATCCCTGACAAAATGATAGTGATGTCCGTGACTCATTTCGAAGACCGCTTTCGTTTTGTCAGCCGTGCACAGTTAGGAGTGGTGAATGGGTAGTTTGACAGGAAAGTATCGGGCTGTAGTGATAAGCGTCGATGACCCTAAAGGTCTGATGCGTACACAAATACGTGTTGTCGGCATGATGGATGGGTTACCAGATGCCTCATTGCCGTGGGCAGAAGCTATATTGTCCAATGCAAACACGTTTTCACCATTTCTGCCCGGCGATAAAGTATGGGTAGAATTTCCCTACAATGGGGATTCGCGATGGCCATTGATAATCGGTTATGCACAGGATGCATCCGGTGGCGCTCCCAATGTGCCTCCTGAAGCGTCAGGACAAGGTGAAGGCTATGTACCGCCTGAAGTCGAAGGTGCACCAGCACAACCATCAACCAGCGCCAAAAAAGACTTTATTTCGTCGCGGAACGGACTAATGGAGGTCCGGACGGCGGGCGGAGCCTGGGCCGTTACGCACTTGAAAAGTGGAACAACAATCGGGTTCAACGAGGCCGGGGAGTTATATGCCATTTCTCAAGGTCCGGCATTCATCTCTTCCGCAGGAAATCTCGATATAAAGTCAGGCGCGGATGTCGCCCTGAAGGCAGGGGGAAGTATGGCGATAGAGGTCAGCGGGAATCTATCCATAAAAGCCGCTCAAGTCTCTGTTGACAAGGCTTAAGAAAAGCCCGGCGTTCGGGCTTTTCTGTTATGACGGGTTCAATTTTTTATCCGTTACCGCGCGACGGTTTCTGCGTGACAAACGTCTCAAGCATCTTTTCCGCAATTGCCGACCAGGTGTGACACTGGACCTTTTCAGCATTTTTCACGCGATCAACGCGAGCAATAACCTCATCCCAATCAATCCGCGACTTGATAACCATATGGTTCACCAAAGCCAGGCGATCTGGCGGAAGGCAATCGGGAGGCGTTAATACCAACGCCCCGCACATTGCCGCCTCAAGTACAGTTAATCCAAGGCTTTCGGGATGCGTAACGATAAACACGTCACTCTTACGCAATTCAGCTGCAAATTCGGTTGCTGGCACCGGCGTCCGTCTGTATGGAGTTACCGAAATATTCCCCGGATCAATGGTAACCAATCCGTCATCAGTCAACGTTCTGGCCTCATACGGAACGGTCAGACGCTGAAGGTTCATAAGGATACTTAAGGAGTGATCAAAACCACTAACATCAAATGCAGCGTGGTCTACAAAAATACGCAGAACATCGTCTGTTTTGGTTTCCAGATGGAACAGATCCTGATTCGCTGCCCATCCAACATGTTTGTTAAAACGATTATGACGCTCTAACCTGCCTGGATTATCCAGGTACCGCCAGGTATCATCGCGGACAGTAAAAGTAATATCGACTGGTGCCGAATCCAGCATAGAACCGTCGTATACCTGGGCTACCCATCCAGTGAATCGACGACGCAGTTGCACGCCTATTTCCCTGGGCACCGTAGTAAAATACCGCAATCCTGGCGCTAAAATGGCTTTCGCAGAACACGAGGTCGCAGCGGTCAACACAGCTTCAACATAATCCTCCGGGCTTTCGACGCCGGGGGAATATGGACGATGGTATTGCAATGTTACCCCTGCCTCACTAAAGGCGCAGGCCAGGTTGTAAGCCCACATTTCCGTATATGTTTTCACATCACTGATAGCTTCAAATTTTCGCCCAATGATCAGGATGTTCATCGGCTTTTCCTCATTCCATTGCATTAATAATCCTCTTGCCAGTCAGCACCAGCATAGTTATCAAACCGTGAGTATTGGCCGTTAAAAGCCAATCTCACCGTGCCAATTGGGCCATTTCGTTGCTTTCCGATAATTACCTCGGCAATGCCCTTCATTTCGCTATCCGGGTGATAAACTTCGTCGCGATACAGAAACATGATCAGGTCTGCGTCCTGCTCAATTGCTCCTGATTCACGTAAATCTGAATTTACCGGTCGTTTGTCCGCACGCTGTTCAAGCGATCGATTAAGTTGTGACAATGCCACCACCGGTACTTGTAATTCCTTCGCCAACGCCTTCAGTGAGCGAGAAATCTCGGCAATTTCCAGCGTTCGGTTATCTTGCAGCTCGGGGACGCGCATAAGTTGCAGGTAGTCGATCATAATCATGCTCAAACCACCATTTTCTTTATAAACACGACGAGCGCGGGAACGTAGCTCTGTCGGCGTCAGGGCGCTTGAGTCATCAATAAAAATATTCTGCTTGTCCAACAGAATACCCATTGCGCCAGAAACCCGCGCCCAATCCTCGTCGTTAAGTTGCCCTGTTCGAATACGAGTCTGATCAACGCGTGCAAGAGAAGCCAGTGAGCGCATCATCAGCTGGTGGCTCGGCATCTCAAGGCTAAAAACCAATACGGGCTTATCGTTACGAACTGCGGCATTTTCGACGAGATTCATCGCAAACGTGGTCTTCCCCATAGATGGGCGGGCGGCGACAATGATGAGATCGGACGACTGAAGCCCTGCCGTCTTCTTATTGAGATCGGTAAATCCGGTATCAAGCCCCGTTACACCATCATGCGGTCGCTGAAACAACTCTTCTATGCGAGATACCGTTGCATCGAGAATGCTGGCGATATCTTTTGGACCACAACCGCTCTTTTGTCGTTTTTCAGCTATTTCAAAAACGCGGCGCTCGGCCATATCCAGCAATTCATTGCTGCCCCGGCCATCCTGCGCATATCCAGCTTCAGCTATTTCATTTGCGACGGAAATCATTTCACGAACAACCGCGCGTTCACGAACGATATCCGCATAAGCACAAATATTTGCCGCGCTGGGCGTGTTCTTTGACATCTCCGCAAGGTACGCAAAACCACCGGCGCGTTCTAATTTACCGTTCTGTTCAAGTGCTTCAGCAAGTGTTATCAAATCAATCGGTTTGCCATGACTTAATAACCTCTCCATCTCACTGAAAATTTCACGATGAGCATTGGTATAAAAATCATCAGCAACTATACGATCTGCCACTTCATCCCAGCGGCAGTTATCAAGCATTAAGCCACCAAGTACAGCTTGTTCTGCACTAAGGGAATTTGGCATGGATTCAAGAGGGGATGCAGACATTAGCACTCCACCCAAGCGTGCTGAATGTCAGATATAATCGGCATACTCAAATCACTCCTAACGATATGAGTCATCACCAGAAAATCAGGATTAATTAGCCGGACTCTTCCCGGCTGTCACACCGAATCGCCAAGATGGTGAATCCGCAGTCCGACGCTATGAACGGGGCTTGCACATTCCGGCTACCTGGTTTGTTGCCTGAGCTAGGGGAAAAGGTAACCCCTTTAACGTCACCAGACCGCTAACGACGCATGTGCCAGACGCCGTGTTACAACCAAATATGGTGGCCCCTACCGGACTTGAACCGGTGACCGTGCGATTATGAGTCGCCAGCTCTAACCACTGAGCTAAAGGGCCGGATTACTGTTTCCTAAGTGCTTCAATGGCGCTAACAATACCGCCTACAACTATGGCAACAATGATAATGAGAACAATTGGATACTTATCTGCAAAATCCCAGAAGCTCATCACTGATCCTTCGAGGCTGGTTTAAATATCGGCCATACCAATGTTACAGCTACTGCTACCAACGCCCCGTCGGATAAAACCGACAGGATTGTGCTGGTGAAATCCACCAGCACAGATAGCACGAGAAAAACCAAAGCCAGAATTAGACGTGCTTTTATAACCATCAGATATACTGTTCCAGTGGCAATTGAAGAGCCTGGGCAATTTTCTTCAATTGCTCCTGCTCTTCTGCCCCAATGCCATCCTGGTCAGCAATATCAATGCATAGGCACAGAACATCTACCGCATCATTAGTTCCAGACACGTCAGCCAGTTCACGTAAAGCCTGGGCATTCGCTCGGCGCGGCGAGGCTTCATATTGAGCGCGAATATTGGCGCTCATCTGGGCAATTTCACCGGAGAACGGCGCAAAGGCAGGAAGTGCTGCAATGGTTTTTTCCAATACTGCAATTTCTTTCGCATCGCAGGTGCCGTCAGAGTATGCAATGGAATATGCGCCCCAGACAGTCGCTTCCACCGCATCACGGTTTTCCATCTTCTTGACTCCGCCAGCCGCTTTGCGGAATTTCTTTTTGAGAATGCCGAGCATTTATTAACCTCATTACTGGTTGGGAAATAAGGTTGCGGTGCCGGGTGCCTCCCGGTGTCCTTTGGCTGGTTATCCACCGTGGACGTGGAAACAAGGAGAAATAATGGACAGATATAACCATTTCCCCGCGTGCGCTTAGCCGCATTCACCGCAACGGAAAGAGCATTCTTGGTGGACCTGTAGATTGGGATATGAACCCGTTACAGGAGAATGCTCTTACCTGTTACGTGCTCCGTTTCGTGGAGCTAACGGCGGGTGATCGGGCCGCACCAGACTGGACTTATTTCAGCGTTATGCTCATGCCAGAGAATCAAACTGTGATGGTCGGTGCTGAACTCCGACACAGGGTTGTAGCAAGCCCCGCAAAGCGCGCACTACTGTAGTTGCGGCACATCAGCCTGTGCATTCACCACAATGTTGAGAACACTGGTTGTCACGCTGCAACGCAACATTTATTCGTAGATTGGGATATGACCCCGTTACGCCAGTGTTCTCAACGTTGTAGTGCCGGTTACGGTTCCGGCCAGGCCTCTTCCTCAACGGGGTGTTCTCCATACGGACTACCGTTTATTGGTCGTTCCTGCGGTTTATGTTGTGAAGCCAGATGCTTATCTTCTGGTTGCTTCAAAGAGCTGCACTTCATCACAACGGTAAGGGTACTTCGTAGGGATTCGAACCCTCTGCCAAGCTCGGCGATCTCCGACGTCGCAAAATACCCTTACCTGTTGTGCTGGTGCCGATTAACGGACTCGAACCGCTGACATCCTGCTTACAAGGCAGGCGCTCTACCAACTGAGCTAAACCGGCATTGGCGATGGTGGATGGATTTGAACCATCGACCCGTTGATTAACAGTCAACCGCTCTAACCGCTGAGCTACACCATCACCTGCCGGGTACGTCTCCGGCGAGGGCTTCCACCTCCGTATGCTTTTCGGCGCACCGCGCCCTGGCTGCAATTCGGTAACAGGGGATGCACAACCCTGGCTTCCAGCGTGATTAGCGCCTTCAGCATGACGGGATATACCCGTAAATTCGTGGAACTGTACCCAAAGTGCTGTTAAGCACCGCTGTTACGCTGAAAAGAAAACGCAACAGGAAAGGACGCTGACCAACAGATGGCCCCTTCTCGTTCATCTGGTTAATCACACCAGCGCCCTTACCTGTTGTGCCTCCCCGTTCCCTAATACACAGACGGGGACACTCTGCGGTCGATTTTTTTGACGGGGGACGACTCATACCCCGTGGCATCTGGTTTCTTAGGCCGCTACCATCATCAGATCATCGTTTGCATTTACTTTAATGGTCAGTTTATAAACCGCCGCAAAGTCGCTAACCATGACGAAAACCCTGAAAAAAACGCCCACCCGAAGATGGGCAAACTGGAAGCTCGTAACGCACTTCGGCGTTGCCACTTAGGCGCATGGTCAACCTGGCAACTCGGTGGTTTGTCTGGGAGGACTAGGCCCAGCCATGCTTACCGCCGCGCCTGTCGCGGCTAACAGCTAAATCGCTCTATAAATCACGATTCATTGAGGCGATATTACACTAATAAATTTATTAGAGCAATACACCCAAAACGTCATGAGCTACACCTCGAGTGTCCCCCTTACAAGACACAGAACGTCTGGCAAAAAGAGGTTCCACTCTGAAGCCACTGTCATGATAAAGCTCTCTGATGTTTGGCGCGCCACTGTTAGTAATGAGAACCTTTGCACCTCGACGATGAGCATCCGTCAACAGAGACACCAGGCGTTTTTGCTCTTCAAACTTAAAGTCATGGCCGGAATAGTTCGTGAATCCCTCTGTATTTGGAAGCGGTTCATACGGCGGATCGCAAAAGATGACATCTCCTTCTCCGGCAGCTTCAATCACCGCTGCAAAATCACCGCATACAAACTCAGACCGCCCTTCCGCACCGAGGAAGGCTTCCATCTCCTGTAATGGGAAATACGGAGTTTTATACTTCCCATAACCGACATTGAACTCACCGGCCTGGTTGTAACGCGTCAATCCGTTAAAACAATGTCGGTTCAGGAACAAAAACGCCGCTGCGCGATGTAAATCATCATAGACTTGTTTGTTAAACGCATTCCGTACTGCCAGGTATCCTTCCTGTGTGTTGTAGTCCTGGAAGAAACGATGTGCCAGAGTGATAAGTGAATGCGCCTCGCGTTGCAGAGTCTTGTAAAAGTTAATCAGGTCAGCATTCACATCATTTAGCAGATTTTCCTGGTATCCGGCATTCATGAAGACAGCTCCGCCACCAACGAAAGGTTCAATCAGGCGCTTCCCTTCTGGCAAATAGCGAAAGATTTGTTCCAGAACGCCAAATTTTCCACCAGCCCATTTGAATATGGACCGTTCGAATTCTGCCGCTGGTTTAACTTTTCGCTCTTTTGTTTCACTTCCTTCTTTCTGCCGACATACGGCCTTAGTAATCCGATCGCCAATCCAGCGCATTACTGGTATTGCCATACTATTGCCGATCGCTTTGTAACGCGGTCCGTCAGCTGCAAGCATCGCGGCCTCTTCTTCGCTTAAATCTGGATAGTGATTGCGAAGATATGCCAGTTCATCTGAATTAACTTTTTTACGCTTTTCCGTCGGGATCAACGTATGCCCATCAGGAAAACCTTGCAGCCTTTCACATTCGACAGGGGTAAGACGGCGGACAGCTACTTCTGCGTTTCTTACTTCATAGCAAACAGCTGTTGGATTTTTAGCCATTAGAGATGGTGAAGTATTCTTAGTTGCAGCATGTTGTGTACCGCTCATACGCTCAGGAAAAGCCAATGTAACAAGATGCTCATGGCTTTCTTGCTCACGTGCCCGCAATGTACCATGCCCTTCTGACCAAAAACCTGCTCCTGTGCTGCTAAAAACGGCAAGGTCAGTGGCATCTTTAAAATCTCTTGCCTTTACTGTCGATGCGGTTTCATCGTCAATATATTCCCCAAATGCTGCCATCCTGAAAGCGTTTACGGCTTTCGTCGATTTCATACCGGGTGGCATGTCAGCGTGTAGGCATGGATTTAGGCTTTCGCCACTGATTGCAGCGCCATTTGCAATAATGGCGGAAGCGATTTCCTTCTTTTTTCGGCTCGGCGCAATATTCCGGCGCACGCCTTCGAACTCAAAAAGTACCGTTGCGGGATCGAGGTCTGTTCGAGCACTTGCGACAACAAACACGCGTCGGCGTCGTTGTGCCACTCCGAAGTATTGGGCATCAAGGATTCTCCAGGCCACCTTTCGCTGCGGTCCATAAATACAACCACACTGCGGCCACTTTGGAGCATGGCAACCGGTTTTGCCATCCCACCGCCAGAACGCGTTACTTTTTCCTGATTCAGGTCGATCACCTGGTTCAAATGGCGCATCTTCTCCAGCCAATCCGGCAAGGAAACATCCGAAGGCGTTATCTGCCGATGACAGGACTCCTGGGACATTTTCCCAGACGATAACTGTCGGTTTGAGAAATGACTCAGCCCGTTTGTCGTCAATTGCATTTGCAAGCTCCACATACTTTAAAGTTAGCGCGCCACGCTCATCATCAAGCCCACCACGTAATCCAGCGATACTGAATGCCTGACAAGGTGTTCCCCCGACGAGCACATCAGGGGATTCGATTTCCCCAGCCAGGACTTTTTTGGCAAGTTTTGTCATGTCGCCAAGGTTGGCGACATGGGGCCAGCGGTGCGCAAGAACGGCAGATGGAAAAGGCTCGATTTCAGCAAACCACGCCGGACGCATACCCAACGGTTCCCAGGCAATACTCGCGGCTTCAATTCCACTGCAAACAGATCCATAGCACAGCTCTTTCACTGCTTAGCCTCTCCACCAAGGGCATTTACCAGAGCATCAACCAGGCACGAAATTTCACTGGTCAACAGGAAGAAATCTGCGTCCAGTCGCTGCGCTACATCTTCACTATCAATATCAGAGTTCTGATCAAGCAATTCATCCGCAAATTTGACGCTGGTAAGGCTGAAGTTATGGTCCAGTGTAAATTTAATGCGGTTCTGCCAGTCGAGTGCCAACTTAGTGACGAGCTTGCCAGCTTCCAGGTGTGTGGAAATTTCATCGCTTCCCAAATCCTGCTTTTTCACTCGGGCAATACCGCCATCCTCAAGCACTGCCTTAAGTTCTGCCGCATCCCCCATTTGAAATCCCTGTGGAGCACTACCATCACGTACCCAGTCGGTCAGCGTTAATTCAATGGAATTTTCAACACTCAGGGGAACAACAGGAAGAGAACCCAGAGACTTACGCATAAGCGCGAGCATATCCTCTGCCTGCCGCGCGCTGGCATTGATATAGATACGTTTAGTTGAACCGTCGTAGATCGCCTGGATAACAGAAAACTTTGAAAAAGCCCGTGGCAGAAGAGAATGCAGAACTTCGTCTTTCAGGGAGTCCTTCTCTGTTTTCTTCAGTTTACGCGCTTGTTCTTGCTCAAGTTTTTCAATTTTTTCTTGAATAGCTCGCTGGATAACCGGCGGGGGAAGAATTTTTGTTTCGCGCTTTGCTTCAACAAGGATAAAACCATTTCCATGCATAGCGATAACTTCGGAATTATCACCAAATGGAGATACAAAACCGAACTTGGCCATATCCTGACTACCGCATGGCGTGAAAAGGATCATTTTCTTTTTATCTTCTAAGTCGGTCAGATCCGCCTCACGAGAAAGTTTATAAATAGTAATGTTTTTCCAGTGCTTAAACATGTTGTAACCCTTGAATATCAACCACAGAAAGCTCGTCTTTGTAGAAAAAGGCCAGGTTGTGGCACCCCCTCGTTTGAGCGTATGAGCTGGGACCAATTTCGTTCTTCCAGACAAATGGCTTCAAATCCGTACGGCGAAGCATAAAAACGCGATTTGTTCCGCTCTGATTCCCAATGAGGCAAAAGCCTTCTTTCACCTTGATAGCCTGCAAGTTGTCGAGTTCACCGCTGGTTACACGGCTATCGAACTCTTTGCGGCTTATTAGCTCCATCTGCATCTGACGACTCCAAACAAATGCCCATTGAAGGGCGATGGCTGAATGGTACCGAAAACACGACATAAAAAACAATATTTATTAGAGCAATTTTGCAATAAGTAAACGCCATACATACCACAAATAACCTAAGTTAAAATAACGAAAATCAGAGCAAATCATTGGTGATGACGTGGCAAGTATTGCAACAAAAGACAGCATTTGTTCGGGGCACAGAGGATTCCCATCCAGGCCTCCTGTAGAGAGTGAACCACTACTTAAAGTCAACGGAGTCGAAGTGTTAGTTGATGGTAAGCAATATGCACAGCATACCGATGGAAACAGTACGCACGGTGGGCAAGCTATATCAACCAGGACATGGTTTACCGTCAATGGTAAAGGGGTCGTATGCGTTGGTGACCCTGTTTCATGCGGATCTACCGTAGCGTCCGGAGACGGCCTGGTTCAGGTAAGTTAGGAGATATCATGCTGGAAAAAGACTACCAGTTATCCGCATATAAAAAATTGGCCGCCGCCGGTGGGATGAAAACACCTGGTGCCATAACATCGGCACGAAACAGTGCTAACACAGCAAAACTGCTTGCAGAAGAATTGACCGGATTAATTCTGGATACAATTGTCTATCCCGACACTATTACCAGCTATGTTTCAACGATCAGAACAACCACAACCGGCTTAACGAACATTGGAGAACTGGCAACTAAGCACGCGGACCTGTTGGCTGGTTATGCAGATCTGTCAATGCTGCTTCAACTCGATATTGGTTGGGATGTTTACTGCCGTGCTAATGAGCGAGAAGTTTCAGAACTGCCGATCTCTATTGCCATTGGTGATGTGAATATTACTAAATCGCTTGAGGACGCTGTTAACGCGCTTAATACATCAAGTTTAGTCGCTGCAATGGGGGAGATTAACCAGACCCTTAACACTGGCTCAGGAAGCTCGCCAGGCTCTGGTTCAGGCGGCGGCACTGCCACTCCCCCACCAGCACTAACAGAAGAGCAAATTGAATCTCTGAAAGTAGCAACTGAACAGTTTGGGGTTGTTTTCAACCAGACAACAGCGCCCACAACTGCGTTACAACAGCAGTATGAACGAGCGAATGAAAGCGCCAACGTAGCCATAACTGCTTATAACCATGCTATCGGTACCGCGCTTGCGGAAGCATCAGCAAATAAGGCCAGCACAGCCAGCGCAGTTGCCGCTTTGGTTCCTGATTCTGTTCTTGATGAATTAAACAAAGCGGCACAGTAACAAAGGACTTCATTGATAATTTTTCTTCAGGAGGAAGACATGTCATTCTTTTCTACGTTAAAAACAGCTTTGTCTTTGAAGGAGAAACTTGCTGCTACTGGTGTTCTTGTTCTGATTTGCGCACTTGTTGGTGCTGGGTTTGCATGGGAACGTCATCAGCTAAAGCAAGCCATCGAGAAAATTGGCAGTCTTGATCAGGCTGTTAAGGAACGTGATAAGTCAATAATGGATCTTAACCAGACCATTGAGACGATGAACAAAGCAGAGCAACATTTTCACAGCCAGGAAGTGAAAAATGAATCAGAACAAGCCAAATATGCTGACAGGCAAATGGAACGAAAAGCTGAAGTTCAGAAACAACTGGTTGCGGCGGGTAATGTTCGCCAGCGCATTCCTGCTGACACTCAGCGGTTGCTCCGGGAGTCGATCAGCGAATTTAACGCCGACGCCGACAAAGGTTAACCACCCTGCCCCCAAAAGTGCATTTATGTGCAGAATGCCAGAGTTTAGCAGTGAATATTTTGATGATCTGCCAGCGTATATCCTCGATACAGAAACGATGCTGATGGGGATTAACAGGAAGAATCGCAACGTTAATGATTACAACCGCGCTATCAGCGGTAACTAAAAGGGATTTTTATGTCTGATAAAGTAACAGTAAAGCAAACTATCAACAAAGCGACTTCAATCTACAAAATTGAGCACATCACTGTTGGCAAGCCAGGATCTGAACAATACCGTCATGCTTTCGAGCTTGCCGATCAGCTTGGTTTAAAACACCCGGATTGCATCGAGCATGTATTTCCGACCTATGCTGATGAGCAATGTACTCATGTTCTTACCGAAGAGGATTTTTTCAGCACTGAAGAACGAGAAGGCGTTGATCGCTGCATTGGTGTGATTTGCTCTTCAGTGAGTTATGAGTTATTCCCTAATGTCCATGAAAATGGTGGTATTGGATACCAATTCCTGTACGAAGGCGATGAGCTTAAATGTTATGAACATGGTCTTCTTATCGAAAGCGTAGAATAATACCCTTCCTTCCAACCGGCTATGTTGGCCGGTTTATTCAACTTATCCACAGCATAGATCCAATAAACAGATCCCAAAGAGAACCTAGTAAGATCCAAAGAAGATCCCGGATCGCTGTAAGCCGCGTCATTTCTGGCCTGAAATGGGATCAACATTGACTATACGCGATTTTATGTTGACTGTGCACGATTTATTGTTGACTGCACGCGATTTATTGTTGACTATACGCGACAGAAACATTGACTGTACGCGATTTTAGAGTCTGAATATTCACAGCTGTTGATAACAGCCATCCAAATTGACGTCAGGCCGCGCCACACATGGAGAAACCACGATGCCGGAAGAAAGTAAAGGCTTCCTTAGCGTTGAAGAAGTTGCAGGAAATACAGGAGAAATCCACAGCCTGAAGCCCAATAACAACAGCACTATACAACCCATCGCTTTGTTGCGTTTAGGTGTGTTTGTGCCAACCTTAAAATCTACCAATGTGGCGCTACGTCGCGGATCGTCAGTTACAACAAACACAACGAACGCAACTGAAGAACTATCAAGCCTCAAAATTGTTGAGCAGGAAGGCTATGAGGGAATTGAAATTCATGGTCCACGCCTGGATATGGATACTGATTTTAAGGTGTGGTTGGGCATAACCTCCGCGTTGTTTGACTATGCACCTGATGATGACGGTATAATCACCCTGCCATTCTCCGAGTTTGCCGATCGATGCGGCTATCCACGTAAGCGTCTTTCAAAGGCGTTCCGTAAAAGTATTGATGACTCTCTGACACGCATTCAGCAGACAGTTGTCAAATTCCGCTTCCCGGCGGCAAAAGGTCATCTCAATAACATTAACGTCAACTTGTTGGCATATAGCAGCCTGAATACCGAGCTTGATGTTATCGAGATCCAGCCGCAGAAACAGCTATCTGAACTTTACTATGTTGACTATAAGCGAATCCTGAAGCTGAAGATGCTGGATAAGCTCGGGCGCAAAGAGACGGCCAAGGTACTGTATACATTCTTTGAGGCTCTACCTGCCAACCCGGCACCTGTCAGCATTGAGCGCCTTAGAGCAAGGCTTAATCTCAAATCATCCGTTAGCGTGCAAAATAGCGTTATCAGAAAAGCCATGAAAGATTTGGAAGCTATTGAATATCTTAAATTTTCAGAGATAAAAAACGGCAGGAAAATCGGCTTCCAGATCCATAAGCGCAATCCATAATATTGACTATATGCGATAGCGAGAAGTTGACTATAGGCGACATTCGTTGACGCTGGTGGATTTTTGCTGGCGTCAATATTCTGCAAGCTGCTATTGAGATGGCTTTTAGGGTCATTTCATCGCGTATAGTCAACGTTTCTCCCGACAATATCTTACATAGTCGATTTTTGGTGGAGTTAAATCGACTACAGTCAACTTTTGACTGTAGTCACATCGCGCATAGTCAACTATTCACATTAACCTTCGCGCATAGTCAACATTTGCGCGGTTCTCATCAAGCAGTGGTATTGATATGCAAGAAGAGAAACAACACTACCTCTACGTTCTGGTGCCAGAGAACGGAGATACTTTTAAAATCGGCATTTCATGTGGTCCATTGGCACGGTTTAAAGGGCTACAAGTGAGTCCCGATTTTGCGCTTTCACGGGTCTATCGTGGTACACGTTTGGCAATGGTTAATCTTGAGCGGGCTTTACACGCAACCTTTTTCCCCTGGAATGCGCCGTGGGAGAAAAGCGTCGGTGGCGGGCATACTGAATGGTTTACACGAGAGTGTCTTGATAAGGTTTTGGCTCATATCGAATATGTGACTGCTCCCCGCCCTGTCGGGCGAGGCTTCCCACTTCTTAAGCCGCAACCGTCTGTGTGACGGATTTACGCTGGCCTCCATGGGCAGAAACGACGAGTCCCGCCGCTTGTAATTCCAGTATGCCCTTGCGTTTGATGTTGAGCGCCGCGTTGATATCGCGGTCATGTTCAACTCCACACTCTGGACACTGCCAGATGCGCTTATGTAATGGCATCTCCGACATTTTGTGACCGCAGCAGTGGCAGGTTTTCGAACTGGCGAACCATTGATCCAGTTTCACCAGATGCACACCTTTCTCTGCTGCTTTGTATTCCAGTTTTGTGATGAATCCAGACCATCCAGCATCGCCTATCGCACGAGCCAGATGGTGATTTTTCATCATATTTGCCGTTTTCAATGTCTCGACAATTACCGCTTGGTTTTCGTCAACAATTGCGCGAGATAACTTGTGCTGGAAATCGGCACGGGCACTGGCTACCCGTTCGTGAACGGCTGCAAGTTGTATTCTGGCTTTGCGCCTGTTTGCGCTCCCTTTTTTCTTACGGGACAGTGCTTTCTGCTTCCGGCGCAGGTTGCGACTTGCATTGATTAGGTGGCGGGGACTGGCAATTTTATTGCCGTCCGATTTGATGACAAAATGCGCCAGCCCCATATCCAGCCCTGTCACATTTGATATCAGTGCGGGCTTTGCCGGCGCTTCCATCCCGTCGTCACAGAGTAACGACGCGTAGTATTTCCCGGTTGCGCTGCGGCTCAACGTGATACTTTTCAGCATTCCCGTAATTTCACGATGTAAACGCGCTTCAATCGGCAAGATTTTCGGTATTTTTATCGCACCATCAAGGACTTTTATGCCAACACAATGATAGCTCGATTGTCTGCCGTGTTTACTTTTAAAGGTAGGTTTACCTGCTTTCAGTTTCGGATTGAAAAAGTTAGAAAAAGCCACGTCGAGGTTAATTACCGCCTGCTGCAACGCAATAGAATCATATTCTTTAAGCCATCCATACCGGCGGGATTTCTTCGCCACTGCAAGCAGTGGTTTGAGGTCTTTACGCGGGTTTAAATTTACGCGGTGCCGCTGGTAAGAATGTTTCTTGATATGCAGAGCTTTGTTGTACGCAAAACGCACTGCACCGAACTGGGCGTTGATAAATTCAGCCTGTTCTGGTGTCGGGTAGATGCGTACTTTTGTTGCTCTTAACATAGTCAGCGCTCATTGATATAATGCTTTTATTTTAACACTTTAGGTGAATATATCAATTGAGTAATCATGATGATTTACTGGCGGGATTTCTCCGCAAACGACACAGTGTCAGTAAGCTGGTTGTGCACCTTATTTTTACGACAAAGTATCGACGCAAACTATTCGACAGTCAGATGATCGCTCAGTTGCGTGAGGCTTTTGGCTCCGCTGCGGCAAAGCTTGAATGCGAAATTATTGAGATGGACGGGGAGCCAGACCATGTACACCTGCTGGTGGCCTACCCGCCAAAACTGGCGGTCAGTGTGATGGTCAATAATTTAAAATCGGTATCATCACGTTTGCTACGCCAGCAGAACGCGCATTTACGTATGCAGAGTAAAACGGGGCTTTTGTGGTCGAGATCGTACTTTGTCTGTAGCACCGGAGGGGCAACGATTGAAACGCTCAGAGCCTACGTTCAGAGTCAGTCAACACCTGATTGATCTTTAAAGCCCTGCGGGCTTTTCGCCTTATATCCCCGCCCGCATTGGGCGAGGGTTTACGGCGTTTTTCGCTAAATATCCCTGGGATACAGGGCGGGTGTGCTTCCCTATGGAAGAGTTAACCGCCACCATTGATTCCCAGCTTTACCACGATAATCCAGAGAAGTTTTTTAGCCTTTTAGCCGGTAATGGGCTTAACTGTGTGTCCGGGCTGGGGCGAAGTAGAATCCAACATGCCTCGCTCTTCGGTCCCTTCTTTTACGATCGACACGGGTACTTTGAGGCTGAACTTCCGGCGCTTACGCGTGCTATAGATACTATCGATTTCGAACGATTATTCGCTGCTCTTAGCAAATAACACTGATGCCCCTGAACGGGGCTTTTTTGTGCCCTCCTTGTAACTCTCAATCGTGCAAAATGAACCAAACATGCAGAGAATGCTATGTACAAGCATCTGTGCATACATTATTATTTTATGCAGCATTTTTAAGTAAATTCAAAAATACAGCATAAAGGATGACTTTCGATGAGTGATTCCAGCCAGCTTCACAAGGTTGCTCAAAGAGCAAACAGAATGCTCAATGTTCTGACTGAACAAGTACAGTTGCAAAAGGATGAGCTACACGCGAACGAGTTTTACCAGGTCTATGCGAAAGCGGCACTGGCAAAATTGCCTCTACTGACTCGAGCGAACGTTGACTATGCCGTAAGTGAAATGGAAGAAAAGGGTTATGTTTTCGATAAACGCCCTGCTGGCTCTTCAATGAAATATGCGATGTCAATTCAGAACATCATTGACATATATGAACATCGCGGAGTGCCAAAATACCGGGATCGCTACAGCGAAGCGTATGTGATTTTCATCTCCAATCTTAAAGGCGGTGTGTCAAAAACTGTATCGACGGTTTCTCTGGCGCATGCAATGCGTGCCCACCCTCATCTTCTGATGGAAGATTTAAGGATTCTGGTTATTGACCTTGATCCGCAATCTTCAGCGACGATGTTTTTAAGCCATAAACACTCTATTGGTATCGTAAACGCAACATCTGCACAGGCTATGTTGCAGAATGTAAGCCGTGAAGAGCTGTTAGAGGAGTTTATTGTTCCTTCTGTTGTACCTGGGGTTGACGTTATGCCTGCGTCGATTGACGATGCCTTTATTGCATCCGATTGGAGAGAGCTGTGCAATGAGCATCTACCGGGTCAGAACATCCATGCTGTCCTGAAAGAAAATGTGATTGATAAGCTGAAGAGCGATTATGACTTTATCCTCGTTGATAGTGGTCCTCACCTTGATGCCTTCCTGAAAAATGCTTTGGCCTCGGCCAATATACTGTTTACACCTCTGCCGCCTGCAACGGTTGATTTCCACTCATCGCTTAAATACGTTGCCCGCCTTCCTGAGTTGGTGAAACTCATTTCGGATGAAGGCTGCGAGTGTCAGCTTGCAACTAACATTGGTTTTATGTCCAAGTTGAGTAACAAGGCAGACCATAAGTATTGCCATAGCCTGGCTAAAGAAGTGTTCGGTGGGGATATGCTTGATGTTGTCCTCCCTCGCCTTGACGGTTTTGAACGCTGCGGCGAGTCTTTTGACACTGTTATTTCAGCTAACCCGGCAACGTATGTTGGTAGTGCTGATGCATTGAAGAACGCGCGAATTGCCGCGGAAGATTTTGCTAAAGCAGTTTTTGACCGTATTGAATTTATCAGATCTAACTGAGGAGTAAGAAACCCCCATGTCAAAGAAAAACAGACCAACAATTGGGCGAACCCTTAATCCTTCAATATTAAGCGGATTTGATAGTTCTTCAGCCTCTGGCGATCGAGTCGAGCAGGTATTCAAGTTATCAACAGGTCGCCAGGCCACATTTATTGAAGAGGTAATACCTCCGAATCAGGTAGAAAGCGATACCTTTGTTGATCAGCATAACAATGGTCGTGACCAGGCATCTCTTACGCCAAAATCATTAAAAAGTATCCGAAGCACTATTAAGCATCAGCAATTTTACCCTGCAATAGGTGTTAGACGGGCTACAGGGAAAATTGAAATTTTGGATGGTTCCCGGCGTCGAGCTTCTGCCATCTTAGAGAACGTAGGGTTGCGGGTTTTAGTCACGGACCAGGAGATCAGCGTTCAGGAAGCGCAAAATTTAGCGAAAGACGTTCAGACAGCATTGCAGCACAGCATTCGAGAAATAGGTCTGCGTTTGATGCGAATGAAAAATGATGGGATGAGTCAGAAGGATATTGCAGCCAAAGAAGGGCTATCTCAGGCGAAGGTCACGCGTGCTCTCCAGGCAGCGAGTGCTCCGGAAGAATTAGTCGCCCTTTTCCCTGTGCAGTCGGAATTGACCTTTTCGGACTACAAAACGCTTTGTGCTGTTGGCGACGAAATGGGGAACAAGAATTTAGAGTTTGATCAGCTTATTCAAAACATATCCCCGGAAATAAACGACATCTTATCCATTGAAGAAATGGCCGAAGATGAAGTTAAAAATAAAATCCTGCGCTTGATAACAAAGGAAGCCTCACTACTCACGGATAAAGGTTCTAAAGATAAGTCCGTAGTTACTGAATTATGGAAATTTGAGGACAAGGATCGCTTTGCAAGGAAGCGCGTGAAAGGCCGTGCATTTTCTTATGAGTTTAATCGACTTTCAAAAGAGCTACAGGAAGAACTCGACAGGATGATTGGGCATATCCTTAGAAAGAGCCTCGATAAAAAGCCGAAGCCTTAAACTTTCGCCATTCAAATTTCACTATTAACCTACTGTTTTTAAAGTAAATCTCTCTAAAATTTCAAGGTGAAATCGCCACGATTTCACCTTGAATTTTACCTTCCTCCCCTACTCCCGAAAAAAATAAAAAAATTGCTTGTCACGAGAAAGTCAACAAGTGACTTTCAATAAAATCTCTTCCGAAAAGGGATTCACACAAGTGCCTTGTGTTTAAGGAAGAGTAAATTGAGTAACTTACGCGAATACCAGAATCGTATTGCAGATATCGCAAAACGCTCTAAAGCTGTGCTTGGCTGGGCAAGCACTGCGCAGTTCGGTACTGATAACCAATTCATTAAAGATGATGCCGCGCGTGCCGCATCTATCCTTGAAGCTGCACGTAAAGACCCGGTTTTTGCGGGTATCTCTGATAATGCCACCGCTCAAATCGCTACAGCGTGGGCAAGTGCACTGGCTGACTACGCCGCAGCACATAAATCTATGCCGCGTCCGGAAATTCTGGCCTCCTGCCACCAGACGCTGGAAAACTGCCTGATTGAGTCCACCCGCAATAGCATGGATGCCACTAATAAAGCGATGCTGGAATCCGTCGCAGCAGAGATGATGAGCGTTTCTGACGGTGTTATGCGTCTGCCTTTATTCCTCGCGATGATCCTGCCTGTTCAGTTGGGGGCAGCTACCGCTGATGCGTGTACCTTCATTCCGGTTACGCGTGACCAGTCCGACATCTATGAAGTCTTTAACGTGGCAGGTTCCTCTTTTGGTTCTTATGCTGCTGGTGATGTTCTGGACATGCAATCCGTCGGTGTGTACAGCCAGTTACGTCGCCGCTATGTGCTGGTGGCAAGCTCCGATGGCACCAGCAAAACCGCAACCTTCAAGATGGAAGACTTCGAAGGCCAGAATGTACCAATCCGAAAAGGTCGCACTAACATCTACGTTAACCGTATTAAGTCTGTTGTTGATAACGGTTCCGGCAGCCTACTTCACTCGTTTACTAATGCTGCTGGTGAGCAAATCACTGTTACCTGCTCTCTGAACTACAACATTGGTCAGATTGCCCTGTCGTTCTCCAAAGCGCCGGATAAAGGCACTGAGATCGCAATTGAGACGGAAATCAATATTGAAGCCGCTCCTGAGCTGATCCCGCTGATCAACCACGAAATGAAGAAATACACCCTGTTCCCAAGCCAGTTCGTTATCGCGGCTGAGCACACGGTACAGGCGGCGTATGAAGCACAGCGTGAATTTGGTCTGGACCTGGGTTCCCTACAGTTCCGCACCCTGAAGGAATACCTGTCTCATGAACAGGATATGCTGCGTCTTCGCATCATGATCTGGCGTACTCTTGCGACCGACACCTTTGACATCGCTCTGCCGGTTAACCAGTCCTTTGATGTATGGGCAACCATCATTCGTGGCAAATTCCAGACTGTATATCGCGACATTATTGAGCGCGTTAAATCTTCTGGTGCGATGGGGATGTTTGCTGGTGCTGATGCAGCATCTTTCTTCAAACAGTTGCCGAAGGATTTCTTCCAGCCAGCCGAAGACTATATCCAGACTCCGTATGTTCACTACATCGGTACCCTGTTCGGTAACGTGAAAGTGTACGAAGTACCTGCTGGTATTTGTAAGAACTTAACGACAGAGAACATTCAGTTCAGCTCGATGGATGTGCTGTGCTACGTCCGTGATGAAAATCCGGGTAAAGCAGGCTTCGTGACTGGTGATGCTGTCCCGGCCATCCCGTTCCAGCATCCGACCACTCCGGCGCTGGTCAACCGTACCACGCTGTGGGGTTCGGCTATCAACGATATGCACCCACGCAACGGCGCTGATTACTTCACTCGTGTAACGCTGACAATGGCCAAAAAAGGCGGGCTTAACTTCATTAGCGGCGACACGATTGATGCCGGTGACTCTGAGTAATCAGGGGAAGTTCTCCGTTTAACATAGCGCCCCCGTGCGGGGCGCATAACAGGGAAAGTTATGTCTCAATATTCAATTCAACAGTCATTAGGTAATGCATCCGGCGTCGCGGTTAGCCCGATCAATGCCGATGCGACGTTATCTACCGGTGTTGCATTAAATAGCAGCTTATGGGCTGGTATTGGCGTATTTGCGCGTGGCAAGCCGTTTACTGTTCTTGCGGTTACTGAGTCCAATTACGAAGATGTTCTCGGCGAACCGCTGAAGCCGTCTTCCGGCTCACAGTTCGAACCAATTCGCCATGTATACGAAGCTATTCAGCAAACGTCTGGTTATGTTGTTCGCGCTGTTCCGGATGATGCGAAGTTCCCGATTATTATGTTCGATGAATCAGGCGAACCGGCTTACAGTGCGTTGCCATACGGTTCTGAAATTGAACTTGATAGTGGCGAAGCCTTTGCTATCTACGTTGATGATGGTGATCCGTGTATTTCACCTACCCGTGAGTTAACCATCGAAACGGCAACAGCGGACAGCGCGGGTAATGAACGCTTCCTCTTAAAACTGACCCAGACGACTTCGCTCGGCGTGGTAACGACCCTGGAGACACACACTGTGTCTTTGGCGGAAGAAGCGAAAGATGACATGGGCCGCTTGTGTTATCTGCCTACGGCTCTGGAAGCCCGTTCTAAATATCTGCGCGCGGTTGTTAATGAAGAGCTGATTTCGACAGCGAAAGTAACAAACAAAAAATCGTTGGCGTTCACTGGCGGTACCAACGGCGATCAGTCGAAAATCTCAACCGCTGCGTACCTGCGTGCGGTTAAAGTGCTGAATAATGCGCCGTACATGTACACCGCTGTTCTTGGCCTGGGCTGCTATGACAATGCGGCTATCACCGCATTAGGTAAAATCTGTGCAGATCGCCTGATTGATGGCTTCTTTGATGTCAAACCGACATTGACGTACACGGAAGCGATCTCTGCTGTTGAAGATACCGGTTTACTTGGTACCGATTATGTAAGCTGTGCTGTCTATCACTACCCGTTCTCCTGCAAAGACAAATGGACCCAATCCCGTGTGGTCTTTGGTCTGTCTGGCGTGGCGTATGCGGCGAAAGCTCGTGGCGTCAAGAAAAACTCTGATGTCGGCGGTTGGCATTACTCACCGGCTGGTGAAGAACGTGCCGTCATTGCTCGTGCGTCAATTCAACCGCTGTATCCGGAAGATACCCCGGACGAAGAAGCAATGGTCAAGGGCCGTCTCAATAAAGTATCTGTTGGCACCTCTGGCCAGATGATCATCGACGATGCTTTAACTTGCTGCACGCAGGATAACTATCTGCACTTCCAGCACGTCCCATCCCTGATGAATGCAATCAGCCGTTTCTTTGTCCAGTTAGCCCGACAGATGAAGCATAGCCCGGACGGTATTACTGCGGCTGGCCTGACTAAAGGGATGACCAAACTTTTAGATCGCTTTGTCGCCTCCGGCGCTCTGGTGGCTCCTCGTGATCCTGATGCTGACGGTACAGAACCGTATGTGCTGAAAGTTACGCAGGCGGAATTCGATAAATGGGAAGTAGTCTGGGCCTGCTGCCCGACTGGCGTAGCCCGTCGTATCCAGGGCGTACCGCTGCTTATTAAGTAAGGGAATACAATGAGCAAAAACTTTTTTCAATCCGGGGCATTTTTGGGGAATGGACTGTCTCGTTTCGCTTTGAACTCTGATCCTGTGCAGCTGATGGAGTCTGCCCGAGCAAGCGCTGAACCGCCAACAGATCCGGTTATTAATAATAATCCGGAACCGGCGGCACAGACTAACGATAACGTTCCATCTGCCCAGGCTCCTGAGCAAATCCTGGAAGGGAAAGACGGTAAAGAATGGACCGTCGAACAGGCGCACCAGATGATTCTGGAAGCTGCAAATCGAAGTGCTATGCAAAATGCGTTGAGTGATGCGGCCGACGCCGTTTTCGCCTGGGCTGATAGCGGTGATCTGACTTTCGACTCCCTTGATGGTTTCGTTCAGGCTATCGCTGGTATCTCTGATGACGACGACTCCGAAGTTACAGAAGAACAGGACGATGCCTATAACGAAGCATGGGCAAATGTTGCTGACTTCCTCGCAGCATGCGGTGTAGATGATGACCTGATCGAAGCACTGGCTGACGATGAAGACGACGACGCAGCTGCTGATGTTGGTGCCTCTATCGCTGGTTTAGATAGCGACGACCGCGACGAACTGGAAGCGGCGTTTGTTGTTGCTGGCACTTCTGATGAAATGCTGACTGAAGCATTTAAGAAGGTTGTTCGTAACGGTGAGATCAAACTCATCCGTAAACGCCTGCGTAAAAAACGTCTGACTGCGGCTCAAAAATCGGCGCTGAAAAAAGCGCGTCGAAAAGCCCAGACCGGCGCGGCAAAACTTGCCCGCAAAAAGTCAATGAAACTGCGCCGTAAGCGCCTTGGCTAAAGGAGGAGGCCGGAGAACTCCGGCCTTTAACTTGAATGGCACCTATTCCTTATGGGGTTTACAGCCAGGCTGACGGTGTATCGCCATTTCTGAAAGTTACTTTAACGAACTCTCAGTACCAGGTTACCGGATATATCAGCCAGGGGGCGGCAATGAACATGGCCCAGAATTGGGAAGCGCCGTTTACCGGTATGTCCATGGGATCTGTTGCTGGTGCCTTCAGTGGTTTTGCGCAGGTTGGTACTGAAACAACGTCGGTTGCCCGTTGGAACAGCTTAATGGTTTGGGAAGGGGGAACACCGCCGACTTTCACGCTGCCAGTAACTTTCATCGCTTTGTTTGACCCATTCACGGAGGTTTCAGGAGCTATCGCCGCATTGTCAGCGATGATTAGCCCGGAACTTAAAGATGCCAGTATTGGTGGTCGAATCCCGGAGCGCGTGACGCTAAACATTGGTCGCCGGATCAACATCATTGATGTCGCTATCCAGGACATAAGTTTCGATCTCGATGCGCCCAGGGACAGCAATGGGCATTTCCTGAAAAACACCGTCAACCTCCAGTTGACCGGTTCTTCGATATATAACAGCTCCGATATTGTTCGGGCGTTCCAGTAAAAGGATTTTATATGGGGCACAATAACACTAAGGGAAACCGTAAATTTATTAAGGGCCGCTATACTGCCAACGCGGCCAAAGGCGAACGACTGGTATCTTCTGAATTCCAGCTCACTTTTGCAGGCCATGAAGATATCAGCGTACTGGTTCGCACGTCGCAAATTCCTGAAATGACCCGCGAGGATGTGGAGGACTATGGTCCGAATGGTGTGAAGTTCAACCAGCACGGTCCAATCCGTAACTCCGGGGAAATCCAGGTCCAGTGCGTGGAGACTATCGAAGGCGATATTCTTCAGTTCATTAAAGATCGCATTGCGGCGAAGGACTATGTTGATATCACGATGGCTGCGACCCCTGAATCCAAATCTTCCGGGGTTAACGCTGTGACAAAAGCTGCTACAACAATTGAAATGTTGGACTGCAAAATCTACAGTGATGCAATCGACTTTAGTACCGAAGATGTGACTGCCGCTGTGCGCCCGTCACTTCGTATCGTCTACAACTGGATTGAGTGGGATTAAGAGTCACCCCTTGTATTTTAAAGCTCCTACGGGAGCTTTTTTGTGCTTAAATTATGCCGGTATAGCGAAATTTTGAGCATATTATGGAAATTGATTTTTCATACTCTCCTGAAACGATAGAACGAAGATTCGAAATAATTGGATGCAAAACTATTTCAGAGGAGCATTATTGGATTCTCTATGATGCCAATACATGGTTATGTGCCTTAGCAGAATGTCGGCCATCGTTATGTGCAGGGGAGGGAGGACTTCGACATAAGGTGCTGGCTACACTTGAAGTGAACACGTTACGATATTGGTGTGTCGAAATACTTAGGGATAACAAAGAATTACATTTATTATTGCTGAATAAGTGTGCGCCTCTGCGCAGGAAAGCATAAGAAAA